TTGTTGAACGACGGCTGTTTTGTTAAGTCGTAAACTACCTGCGAGAGTGGCGGAATTGGTAGACGCACTGGATTTAGGTTCCAGCGCCGTAAGGCGTGAGAGTTCGAGTCTCTCCTTTCGCACCAAATTTGAGTTGTAAAAGCACCATGAAACCCCGTGTTTATTGGCTTATAAGCTAAATATCACGGGGTTTTTGTTTATGGGTATATGTGGTTGATTCTGGTTGATTCTGGGGATATAAAGATATATATTCTCACTACTTTCTCACCATCATTCTAACTACTCATGGCCAACGTAACAAAGACCGCATCCGGCAAGTGGCGTTTTCAAGTAACTGTTAATTACAAGGCGCAAGTAAAAACTTTCGCAACGAAAGCAGAAGGCTACGTCTGGGAGGAATCTCTTAAGGCTGGCAAAGATAATAAAACGCCATCGATTACATTCGGCAAGCTCCTAGAAAAGTACCGTGATGAAGTTTCTGTTAAGAAAAAAGGCTCACGATGGGAAACAATCCGCATCAACAAGTTTCTTAACGATGAAGTCGCCAAGATTAAGATAGGCGATTTAACTAAGAATACATTTGCAGAATGGCGCGACAGGCGGCTTAAAGAAGTTAGTGCTTTATCGGTGTTACGCGAGTGGGCTTTATTAAGTCATTGCTTACAGATTGCTATTACTGAGTGGGAGTACCTGAAAGATAATCCAATGAAAGGGCTAAAGAAGCCACAAGGCCAGCCACCTAGAGATCGAATCATTACAGATGACGAAATAGACAGGCTATGTTTTGCACTTAACTATTCTAACAATGCAATTCTAACTACTATAACTAGCCGAGTTGGTGCTGCTTTTATGTTTGCAATTGAAACAGCTTTTCGTGCGCAAGAAATTTGCAATCTAAAATGGTCAGATATAAATGATCGCGTTGCGAAGATAAATGATTCTAAAACTTATACCGGCATTAGGTCTGTGCCTTTGAGCAAGGCGGCGATGGCCATACTTGAGCAGTGCAAAGGGCTTGATAAAACGTATGTATTTAATATCAATACTAGCCAGCTTGATAGTCTATTTAGAAAGGCTAAGAAGCTAGTTGCTATTGACGATCTGCATTTCCATGACACTAGGCATTTAGCTATTACGCGCCTGGCATCTAAGTTAGAAGTGCTTGAATTGGCGCGCGTTGTCGGTCACAAAGATTTGAAAATGTTGCTGGTTTATTACAACAAAGCCGCAAGTGATTTAGTTTCAAAATTAGACTAGGCCGCTTTCTTTTTTAAATATTCTTCAATTGCTTCTTCACTCCATTTTGGGTGTGCCTTGGGCGTAAGCTTAATTGGCTTTGGAAAATCTGGTTGATGCTTGATGATCTTTCTAAAGTGATCTACACACACGCCTACCTTTTTCGCAGTCTCTTCTGTTTTTAGTAAATTCATCTTATTTCCCTTCCAACTTATCTTGTTTGTACTTAATCGTAATTTCAGGCTCATGTCCCATTTTAAATAGCTTACTTGCTAGCTGTGATGCTGCGGCAAATCCTTTTACTTCACACTTAGTGTTAGTGCATTCAACGTAGAATTTTCTGGTTATGGTGTGGCTTTCAGTTCACCTATTTGTTTGATGATCGCGCTTCTATATGCGCCCATGCTTTGAAACGTAATCGCTAGTGCGTCATCTGCTACAATGTTTTTACAGCGGTCGATGGTGGCGTTATCATGCTCTGCTAGTGATTGTGCAGTGGTTGATTCCAACACTTTAAAAGCATTAAGCAATGATTCATTTTCGCTACTAGCTTCATATTGATAAGATTCAACCATTCTTTCCAAAGCCTCATGCAACTGATTGTTAGATGCGGTTAGTTCTGCTATTTTTGCTTCCGCTAGATTGCAATACTCTACATATTTGTTGCTTTCTTCTAATGCCCTAGCTTCTACTTCATGCACACGTTGCTTAAGTGAGTTTATTTCACTTTCACTGGCTTGGGTGCAGGCTTGGTAGCCCGCTTCTGCTGAATTTCTACTACGTAAAATTAAATTAGCATCCGTTCCGTACCACCACTTCTCAAACTCTTGATTTACTTGGTTAGTCATTCCCCCACCTCCGTATTGGTTGGTGCTGCGTTAAGCATGGCTCGAATATCGCGCTCCAAATCGTCTGGGTGCATTCCATCCTCACAATACGAAACTGCAAGGTTTATTAAATCTTCCACGTTTACGATAGCGCACCCCTCTGGTATTTGCTTAGGTTGCTGTTCGTTCTGCGATATTGGTAGTAAATTGCTTATAGCTTCTAAAGTATCATTCAATTCGTCTTGAACAATCTCTTTGTGGTAGTCAGAATAAACTCCAGACATTCTATCGACTAAGTCTTCCAGTAATTCCTTTTTAGCAATCAACACCTCGTCATTATTTTGTGTCATGTTTAACCTCACTAAGTTTGTCGTAGGTGGTCAGGGCTTCGTATTCATCTTCCATCTTGTCAAATATTTCAAAAGGAACAGCTACAAAATTAGTGTCGTGTAATACTATTTCTTCTGCCTCGTTCATAACTGTACGCAAAGCCTCCACCAACACCTCTGCCGATGCTACTTTGGCGCGTAGGGTTTGGAGTTCCTCAATTAAACTATCAATTGTTATTTGAGGATTACAGTGTTGGCAACCATCACCAACTAATTTTGTCCTCAAGTCACATTTACATTTATCCACAATCATTCACCTTCCTTTTAAATTAGCTTCCCACAGCGAGGGCATCTTGCGCCTTTAAATCCACTTAGCTTGCACTTGCTACATTTATTCATTGGATGGAATAACATCACTCCACCCCATCTGCATTACGTTTGATACTGCTAATTAAATCAGTCATGTTAGTTATCCAATTCTTTGACTGAGTAGAGGGGTTCGCCTAGCGTTACTGGTTCGTGCAAAATCCCCCAATATTCTGTTGAGTATTCAGCTACATCAGCGCATTCAACTGTGCCTACACGCACAATCGCCTCTTCTACTGCTAGGTTCATAATGGATTTAAATTCAGCTAATTGTCGAATGCTAAGTTGCATATTTTCAGCCCAAGCCATAGACGACTTAACTAGCGATTTAACCTGCTCATCCGTAAAGTAGTTTTTAGCCATTTTTTTGCTCCAATATTTTCATGCCGCCTTCGATAGTTCTTTTGTTGAATATTTCCTGAACATCTTTAGCGGTCATCCCATAGCTTTTGCATACTTCTAAAACCATGCCTAACAATCTGCTTTTCATTTCAGCGTTCATTTATTAGCCCAATTAGCAATACCAACTGAAAAACCTAAACATGAAATACCAAGAAGCCAGCGCCACATAGGTAAGTCTGACGGAACACCAAGTGCATACATTCCGCATTGCCATAAGAACATTGCAAATGCTACTAAGCTAACTAATTTAACTGTTTTCATGCCGCTAACCTTTCACTTTCACCTCTATAAAAATTACCTGCTTTAATACGCGCATTTTGCGTTTCGTAGGCGCTCTCAAACATTCCAAAGCTGCAACGCTCTAACTGCCAGTTGTGTACCTTAAGTGCGAATTTCATAGTGTCTAAATCGGGGCCAAAAAATCCAAGCTTTCCAGTGTCTAAGAAACGCATTTTGCTTCTCTGCAAAGCATCACGCGCCGCATACAATTCATCTAAATATTCTTTGCCTAGACCTCTTTCAGTAAACACTAGCGAGATATTGATAACATCACATAGGATCGTAAAATCATTCGGGCTTAGGTCTATTCCAAACTGCATGGCATTGAGTGAGGTAACTGCGCTTTGGCACAACTCTCTTTGTTCATCTATCGTTAATGGCTGGTGCTTTTTAATCACGTTTAATCCTGCCAAACTGTTGATGCGATGCTTGTTAGGGTTAAATGCTTTGGTGCGTTTCTTTTGCTTTTTCATACCTTATGGCCTTTGGATCGTCTAATCTCTTTGCGATTTTTGCGTTCGCCGCCTTTTACCTTTTTATGCTTTGCCATGATTAACCTCTAACATCTATTGCATAAACCGCTACTGGATTACTTCCAAAGTGTTTATGAGTGATTGTTTTAATAACTGAACCGCGCCACTTTCTTACAATTCTTTTGCTCTGGTCATCTTTCTTTGGGTAACCAAGGCAAATAACAACGTTGTCGTAATACTTCTCAAGTCGCTTTTTCCAGTAGAGTGTGCACAATCTAAATTCTTCTGGCTTAGTGCCATCGCGCATTTGTTCAAAATATTCACGTTTAACGTGTAGTGTTAAATCAGCCATGATCTACCTTTCATAAAATTGGTGATGGGTACCAGTGCTGTGTTTCTGGCTCAGTGCTTCGGCGCGTTTACATAGCAGTTAAATAAATTAACCTACTCCCTTATAAGCACTTATCTCTAAGTTACCGTTTGCGCATCAGCCTGCGCATTACCCATCAATTAAACCGACTTAACCCCAGTGAGGTAGCCTACGCATTGGCTTTAGTGATGCGCCACGTTATAAAGTCGGCTTAATTCATGTGACTGCTTACGCCAGTCAATCGACTTCGATTTAATAAAGAACGCTCGAAGTTACACGCCGTTTTATTACGCCGCCTTCAACTCACCAAACGATTGAGCCAACCAACGCTCTGCGGTCTTTGCCTCAACTTTGTATGTAGTAGCTACTAGGGCGATGATTGCTTGAGCAGTAGGGCGCTTAGCGTTTGCAATTTTCTGTATTGGTTCTGCAAACACATTCTTAAAGTCAGATTCGTTAAATGTCGCGTCAACAACAGCACCGTCATCGTTCTTAGCCTCTGCAATAATCTTCGCTTCAAGCTCTTGGCGCGCTTTGATTTCAGCGGCCTCTTTAGCGGCTTTCTCTTCAAGTTCTGTATTTAGCAAAACAGCCTTTTGCTTCAATAGAAACTGCATTGATTTTGATGCGGCGGCCAGTGCCTCTTCGGTAAATTCTTGATACTCTTTTTCAGTGATAGAGATTAGTTCAAGCTCTTCTGCAAGCGATGCAAGCTGACTAGAAAAGTCACAATCAGATCCTTTAATGATGTAGTTCTTAATGTTCTGGATCTTTGCTTTGATGCCATCCACACGCGCAGCCTCTTTAGCCTGTTCAGCCGCTTCCGCTTCTGCTGCTTTGTTTTGTGCCTCTAACTGCTCTTGCGCTTTTTTGCCTGCTAGAATGCTATTAAGTGTTTCCAGCGCACCTTTAAGTGCATATTCAGCCTCAATGAAGCGCTCACCGAACTCTGCAGGTGTAGGGATTAGCGGTGATAGCTCCGCGATAGCCTCTTCAATGTCTGCCACTGTTTTATTCATCACACCAAGAGGCTTGTTTTTGATGGCATCAATCTTGTTTTGAATAGCGGCCTTTGCCTGTTCTTCGGCTTTTAGCTTCGCTGCTTTTTCATCCTCTAGGCGTTGCTCTTCTGCTTTAATGTCTGCATCGAACTTTTCTTCATGTGCCTTAACCGCCGTTTCAATCTCGGTGTATGCTGATTCCAACAATTTACCAATAGCTATAATTGGCGCTTTACGTGCTGCACGCTCTTTATCGCAATCAAGGCGAATAGTGCGGAATAGGGCGCGACATTCTTTAGCCGTTGCCATGCCTTCTTTAGTTGCTATGGCATAAGTTACTTTTGATGAAGATTTAATCGCTGCCTGTAGGCGGTTACTGAATGGCTCATATACTGCTGCAACGTAAGTTTTTGGGTCTAGCGTAACCAACTCTTGGCTAGCAATTTTTTCTGCTTCTACTGTTTGTAATGGTGCGTTCATGATGTTTTCCTTTGGTCGTAATTATTTAAAAGTGCTTCAATGGTTTCTGGCTTGAACTTATCCAGCTTTTCCCTTACTTCACCTTCTGCTACTAATACTGTTTTCTCTAAATTTGCGATGTATTTGTCATCGCGCCATACTCTTTGTATGTATAGCTTTGCGTGCTCTGGCATTCGCGGATCAAAGCTCACCCAATCCCACCAATCAAACTCGTAGCACCAGATGCAACCTTGAACCTGCGGCATAAACTCTTTTTCGTTCATTCCATTTATAAAGCGGTCAATGTGAATTTTTGGGTCTTTAGGGCACTTAAACTCTGATCCACCTTTTTGCTCTGAAATAAGACCATCTGGTGAAACCCCTACAAAGCTATAAACAGGATGGTCTTTAAACTGCGCTTGAGTAACTCTGTTTCCTGTATAAAAGCTATATGCTTGCCTTGCGAAAGGCTCTACATCACGACCCCATTTAAGCGCGTAGGAATCCATGCCAGTATCAATATAATCATTGGTTAGACGCTCCACTACGATCTGATTGATTAGGTCTGTGTAAGCCTTATTTCCTTTAGCTAACACATCTACAAAGCGAGAGCCAGTAAACTTTCCAGCACGCGCCTTGTACCAATCTTCGGTTCTTTGCTCTGGGCTGATTAGATTCTGGTTCTCAAACATTATTGATCTGCCTCTGTTTTGTTCATTTGATCTACAAAGTCAGCATCAACTGCAGGCTTTTGGTTAAGGTCTGCTTCCTCAGCTTTAGCTAAGATTCTTAGGTATTCAGGCTCACCAATAAGCACTCTTTCTTCACGCGCTGTTTTTTTCCATTGGGTCAAGAATGGCGCACTGCCTTTTGCGGCAAATGCTTCAAGCGCGTTAATCAATCCTGCGCGTTGCTCTTCTTGGCCTGAATCAATTACACGGCCTTGTTGCTGCTCTTGAGCTTGGCGACCATATTCAGCGCCGTTACGTGGGCGAGGCGGTGCAGCGTTAATGTCTTTAATTGGTGAATCTAACAATTCATCGTATGTGTAAACGCCAAGGATTGCAGAAGGGGCATAAAGTCTTGACCAGTTTTTTACCTGCAAGTAGCTCATCTGCTGTTTTACGTTTGTTTTCCAGAGAGGACTATTTTTAGTGGTAACTGAATTACTGTTTAGCCACTCGCCCCAAGTGATTTCACTCTGTCCACGAAGAACCGCTCCTACTCTGCAACTAACAGACATAGACGCACCGCTGCCTACTTCATCTTTATATTCATAGCTGAATGTTCCAGATATGGCTTTGCTTGAACAAACAACAGCATTAACTAACTGCGCCTCATACCCCAAGGTGCTGCCAACCAAGTGTGTTTTTTGGGCGACAATGAACGGATCCATGCCCCAATTCATTGATTGCATGACAACTGCAGCACAATCACCTTCATTGCCTTGCAAATGTTTAGGAATGCTAACTTTGCTTGATGCCATTAACTTCGCTATTTTTGTAACTCTAGCCATGTGGTCATCACTGCTCATGATTGACAGTGACGACAAGCGACTTGGCTCAATAGTGTTAAGTTGAGAATCTTGCTGTACTGCTAACTCTGTATTTGCTTCCATTTGATACCTTTCTTAATCGGGACTATGCCGATAGTTGAAAATCCTAAATACTTACTTTTATTGCTCTCAAAAAACTCTTAACTATTCCGCTGCCAAACTCGCGGCAATAGAGGTAATGCTTGATAAAACTCATATCTTGCTCACTCTGCTACATTCGATTGATGCGTCACTTCCTGACATTTCAACATTGCACCAACCATCTTTAAACTTTGCATTTGCACGCTTATCAATCTCAGCGTTTAACTGTTGCTGGATGTGTGTTGCACCGAAAAATACCAAGGCAATAATCAGCGCCCATAATATTGAGTAAAGTGTTTTCATAGCGGATGCCTCGCTCTAATCTTCTTCATCAGTTGCATGTTGTAATCAAGCTTGTTTGGTGCGGCTTCATAGCCAGCTTGGTACTCTGCAAACTCGTTGGCGTGCTTGTTTTCAGATTCTTCAAACACCACACGCTTGTTGCCGTCTTGGTCAATGATGTATTGCTCTAGTAAGGGCATGATTAAGCCTTTCTAGCCTCAAGCATTGCATCTGCTAGGCTGTAAGCCATTCGTGCTATGGATTTTTGTGGACCTAGTGTTTTAATGCTATTCACAGTTTCCAAGCGTTCAGGATTGCTAAGAATTAAACCAAGCGATTGCGCCGCAAAGTAGTCGCGTAACGTCATGCCTTGGTCAAAAGCGTACATTCCACAACCATCGTCACCATTTGTTCTAAGCTTTTGATTTGGAAATGCCGCACCACCTGTATTTGTATCAGCCATGACTAAGCCGCCTCTGGCGATGTATGTGCCATCATCTGGCGCTGTGCTTCACGCGCTTTCTTAGCTTCTTTCTCAGCACGTAAGGCGTCTAAACTGGCTGGTTTATGTACCAACACCTTGCCTTGTGATTTAAAAGCTTCTACGGTCTTATCTGTGCCGATAACAGCTACCTTATTTGCCTTAACCTGCATGGCTTGCATCGCTAAACCTGATTGCAATATGTTCATTTCATTCACCTTAAAAAGTGGGCTACTCACTCGCGCTTTCGCCCATAAACTTTGGGGAAGTATCGAAACGGTGTTTTGTTGCGATGTGTGAATATTACTAAATGGTAATTATCGTGTCAATACCATTTGGTAATTTATTTTAATTATTTTTATAGTGAGGAAATTTAGACGTAAAAAACCGCCTCAGTGGGCGGTTAGTGAGCTGTACGATTTTTGCGTATAACTGAATGGACGTAAAAAAACCTGCCGAAGCAGGTTGGTTAAAAGTTTAAATGGGCCATGAGATTTTTATTACCCCTTTGATCCATAGAGTTAGAAGTATACTAAATAAAGCCATAATTACGGTGCTTCCTCCAATTAGTAACAATCTCCAACTAGTTAGTGAATCAACCTTTGGCTTCATCTCATCAATGGATTTTGTAAGCTGCTTCACTGATACGTCAAGTGTTGCATATTGCCCTTTCGTTTCGGCGCTTAAAATAGCAGTCTTGCTGTTGACTTCAATAGTGTTTTTAATGAATGCATCTACAGCTTTTGTTATTTCTGCTTTAGAGTCAGCCGCATGCTTATTCATCTCTATTCGCATTTCATTGATTGCTTGCCTAGTGTACTCAACCTCTTGAGTGAAGTAGCTTGAATCTGCTCTTGGGGTTGGTTTTGTAACTGCCTCACTTTGCGGAGGGGAGTCTGCATCATGTCCAGGTTGATTTGCCATTGTTATTCCTCAAACCTAGCTTTTAGCCATTCCCACATAGATGAATTTCCAACGCCCCAGTAGTAATCAAAAGGTACAACAAGGGTGGATCCAACGTATGACTTTTGTTCCTCAGTTTTTCCTTGAGTGATAAACAGTTTGTCGCAAAGTTCCTGATTTGTTCCGCTAAAGTTTATTAAAAAACCTGCGCCAGAAGGTAGAGCGTACGTATTGATATTATCATCAGGGAATACCTCACTCACAGACTCTGAGAGTCTTGCAATGTTATTGGCTAGAGGAATTGCAGCGTATATTGTCATTGAGTTATTTTAATAAATGTATTGGCTAATATGCTTACATAGAGTATTGATTGTAACACAAATTCAATTTGCCAATTGGCGCGCAGTGCCATTGCTACTAGATTGCCACATCAATAATAGGCACTGGAACATTAGCACCACCTTGTACGAATGGCGATGCTATTGTAGCTAGTATGCGTTTAACTTTAATGATCCCATGTTGCGATCTATTAATACTCATAACAATCAGTAGTATTCCCGATAGTAGTGCAGGATGCATTTCTAGGCCTATTTCTTAATGCAGAATCTGCGCCACGATTGTAGCCTGAGATAATTGCATTAACAGCATCCCATAAGCCTTGAGATACTTCAATTAATTATCTTCTATTTGGCTTGGTGAAATATGTACTCTTCTTGGCTTTAGTTCTTCATCTATTATTTTTTCAAACTCATCTTTAAGCTTGTTATTTTTTGTGATTACATGCAAGCCATAGAAATACGATGAAAGCACCAATACAAATATTTCTAATAAAACCATCTCTATGTAAACAAAGGCATCAGAACCATTATCAAACTCTGGTAAGTTAAAGATGAACCCATAGCCAAAATGGTACAAAGTATTAGGGCCAACATAATTTAAGTACGGAGGAAATACCAATGCTAAAATAATAACTACTACCATTAATCTAGGAGGGAATCCATTTTTTAAAATAGTATTAAATGTCATTAGATGGCGCCTTTATTTTATGATTTCTATTCATATTTTCCGTATCTAGGTTGTACATCTTCCACGCTTTGTGCGTCTTGCAAAGAAGCGTCATCAAACATTATTCCAGTGCAATTCATTTTATATTGATTTAAGTTAGCGTTGCTGTTTTAGTTTATTTGTGCGAACTTATTGACGTGAACTGTAATATCAACCCTGCCGTTTAGCGTATATTTCTTTGTTTTGCTGTCGTAAGTAACTTTTAAGCTGAGTGATTCTGAACCTCTAACAACATCAAGTGCTATATAGCTTGCTAGTATTGCGTTTGGCAAAATTAAAAAATCAGATTTGTTTGGGTTTCTAATTACAAAAATGTAAAAAGTGTTACCCGCATTATTTGCGTCAAATGCTTTTCTTTTAATTGTAAACAAGTAATACCCATCTCTACCGCCAGTTGTTTTTACTTGTATATGAAAATACTTTCCAACATCGTTTGCTGCAACAATGTCTATCCCTTTATCAACCATCATCATGGAAACGTTAAAGTTTCTAAACAAAAGCTCCGCCATTACTGCCATTTCGCCAGCTTTGCCAATATACCCTGTATCTTCTGATTGAGTAGGCTCAGGTGTAGGAAATAAGTCTGGCTGCTTAATAATTCTTTTAAGGCGATAAAAACCTTTCCTATAAACTCCTTTTGCGCTTTTTACTCTTGTAAATTTTGGTTTTTCTGTTTTTGTATTTGCAAGCAAAGATGAATTTAACTTCTTTGTAAATTCCTCAAGAGTTAAATTTACTATCAACCCTTTATTTGCAGCAGTCATTGCTATTTCATTAACGTGCATAGGCTTATTGCCATCTTTTAAAACAATCTCTGCAATGTCTAAAACATGTAATGAATTGCTCACATTAAACCCTATTCTTAATTTTTCTAGCCGGCACTGGATAAGCAACGTAATACATCCAAACAATCTGATCAGGTGTAAACGTATAAATAACTGGGTCACCATAACTCGATAGCACTACACCACCTCTGCGTGATATTAATTTCTTAAGCATCACCTGGCCTGTAGTTAGTTTAATCAATACATCATCTTCAAGCTCTGGTTCAGTGTCAGGCTCAACCAACGCATAGCCGCCATGATGGTATTTAGGAATCATTGAGTTTCCATCAACCCTAGTGATAAATGCATTCTTATCACTTGAATACACTTCACCATACTCATCATGACCATTACATAAACGGCCTTCATCTGTAAATAATCTATCTGGTAAACCGCCCATAGCTTTTCCGTAAACAGGAGGGTAAGACAAGCTTGCTTCTACTTTGTAACTATTCGGCGGCAATTCTTTACTTGTAAATTCATTTGCAATGATGCCATCCAAATAAAATTGAGGCATTCCTGCACTCAATTCTAAGCTTCTTGCTTTTTTCTCACCAAATGACTTATCACGCAATAAGCCTGACAACTCCCCTTGATTGATGCCTGTTACATCAACGAATTTTGCCTGAGACCCCTCGCATCTTTCATCAATCCATCTGCGTAAGTTCTCACGTCTTTTATCGGCTGTTTGGCTTCGGTTATCCATAAATTTTAATTTAACTGTTATTTACCATTTAGTAAAACACCAAAAGGTAAATAATTCTTGCAAATTAAATTACTATTTGGTAATGTTTCGTTTATGGACAAATTACGCGAATTTCTCAATTCACTTACCACCGCTGAGCAAGATAATTTTGCTATCAGGTGCGGCACAACTATCGGTTATTTGCGCAAAGCAATTTCAGAAGGAACCACCTTTAAATCTGAGCTTGTGGTGAACATTGAGCGCGAATCGAACAGAGCCGTATTGGTTGAAGATTTGTCGCCTAATGTTGACTGGGCTTTTATAAGAACCGCCGCATAAATCCCATGCAAAAAAATTACTAAAACAGTTGGTTGAGAGGTTTTGTATATGACAAAAGGTATTTCATTTAGTCGCTCAAGCGAAGCCTGCATTCTAGGTAAATGCACTGCTGAAATCCCAAAGGTGCGCATTCCAGAGGAAACACTGGAAATTTTACACCGCAAAGCGCGTGAAGCTGGTTTTGGTTCGTTAGTTGAATACCTACGCATGAAAGCCCTTATTGATGCACATGGATTAGACACAATTCAAAGGTTACAGCAAAACCGTTTGAATCTCATTGCAGGAATAGGGGGGCAATAGGGAATGATTAATTCAATCTCTAAAACCTCAAGATTCAACGGTGCTGATTACAAGCATGACCGCGATAGCGCACGCTTAACCAATCAGTACATCGACATATTCAATCTAATGGCAGATGGTGAGTTTCGCTCACTTAGCAAAATAGCGGCGTTAACAGGTCACCACGAATCAAGCATATCTGCGCAGTTAAGACACATGCGTAAAGAACGCTTTGGTTCGCACACGGTTAACAAAAAGCACAAAGGGAATGGCTTGTTTGAGTATCAGCTGATCGTCAATAAGGCGGCAGTTTAATGGTTTACGCGCTGGCAATGGAGGCATCCAGACTGAATTTTCCTTATGCGTTCAGTCACGCCAGCGCTTCTATATTTCATAAGGGAACGCCAGTGCATGGCGGCATAAGGAGTAATAAATAATGCGCGATTATGGAAAGGTTCATACATCGTTTTGGACTAGCCAGACAACAAGGACCATGAGTGAAGATGCAAGGTCGCTTGCGATGTACCTACTTACATGCCCACACGGAACAATATCAGGCGCATTTAGATTGCCTGATGGGTATGTTTGCGATGACTTGCAATGGGGTTCTGAAAGGGTTAATTCAACCCTTAATGAACTGTTAAATAAGGGCTTTGCTAACCGTTGCGAAACCACCAAATGGGTATGGATTGTTAAACATTTTGAGTGGAACAAACCAGAGAACCCAAATCAATTCAAGAGTGCGGCAAAAATTGCACAATCAATTCCTGACGAATGTAGCTGGAAGCAAGAATACATGAGGCTTAACGCATATTTTTTGGGTTTGGATTACACGAAAACTGAAACAGTTAACGAACCGTTAAACAACCCTTCGTTAACCAGTAACAGTAACAGTAACAGTAACAGTAACAGTAACAGTAACAGTAATTCTTGTGCGGAAATAAATTCCGCACCCAAGCAAAAAGGGAAAGCACTTGATCCAAATTGGTTGCTGCCAAAAGCATGGGGGGAATGGGCTTTATCTGAAAGACCAGACCTTACTGCAGACTTGATTAGAAAAGAAGCCGAAAAGTTTAAAGACCATTGGATAGCAAACTCAAATCAAGCCAAATCTAAAAAAGCTGATTGGGAGGCTACTTGGCGCAATTGGATTAGAAACGTATCAAAAGGCGCACTACCAACCGCACCACAGAAAACTCAATCAATTCACGATAAACGCAGTGCAACGGCTAAAGCCATGTTCGGAGATATTACAAATGCAGACAACCAGCCAAGAATCATCGATGTATCAGACTACACAACAGAACCCGATAGACCGCTTATTTCTGCGCATGGCTAGTTTCTACGGCAAGCATTGGATTGATATGTGGTCGGACGTGCCAGTTGATTCTGTGAAAGCGGAATGGCAATTGAAGCTATCTGGCATGAGTTCAAAAGCGGTATTTAAAGCCGTTGATTATTGCGCTGATCACTTGAGATTTCCCCCAACATTGCCAGAGTTTGTGCAGTTATGTAAAGCCAGTACACCAAGTGAAATGACCAAGGCAATTGGCAGGCAGTTTACGCAAGAAGAGTTGCAAAAGAACCATGAGCGCATGACTGAAATATCAACATCAATGACGGCAAAAAGTCGCACTGATTACCGCGCATGGATTAAACCAATCTTAGCTAATCCGAAAGCTTACCCAGATATTTCATTGAAGCTTGCAAAAGAAGTTGAGGCGATGACGGCATGATTTACGGTTCTGTATGTTCAGGCATTGAAGCTGCTACTGCCGCATGGCATCCGTTAGGTTGGAAGCCTTCTTTTTTCAGTGAAATTGAAAAATTCCCACGCGAGGTATTGGCGCACCACTATCCAAACGTGCCGTTACATGGCGACTTTACGACTATTCAGAAAGATGATTATGAGCCAATTGAGCTTCTTGTTGGAGGAACACCATGCCAATCATTCTCGGTTGCAGGACTTAGAGCAGGCCTTAATGACCCACGAGGAAACCTCATGCTTGAGTTTGGTGCGCTTGCTAAACGACTACAGCCCAAATGGTTGGTTTGGGAAAACGTACCAGGTGTCTTGTCCAGTAACGGTGGAAGGGATTTCGGAAGCTTCCTCGCTATGTTGGGGGAACTCGGGTATGGGTTCGCCTACAGGGTTCTTGACGCTCAATATTTTGGAGTGCCACAGCGCCGCAGACGTGTGTTCGTTGTCGGATGTCTTGGTGACTTCGGAAGTGCCGCAGCGGTACTTTTTGAGCGCGACAGCTTGCAGGGGAATTCTGCGCCGAGCAGAGAAAAGAGGGAAGAAGTTACCGAAATTGCTGGAACACTCACTTCAAACGGTGGCGGCCTCAACAGACCAGCAGGAAACGCTAACGAATTAGATTTTTGTGTCACATGGCCTGCTCAAGTTGCACCTACTTTAAATGCCTCATTTGGTACTAAGCAAGGGTTAGAAAACCAGCACATCAATGGGGGGGGGGGTTGTTCGTACCAAGTAGCCAAATGCCTAACAGCGAGGGGCGCTGGTTGCCAGAATCAGGACCCAGAAACATCAAATCTAATACCGATGCACGGAGGTCACTTTGACAATGTTCATACGGTTTCTCATGTAGTCCACGGCACTCAAGATCCATGCGTATCAGACATTGCTTTTGCCCAAGGTAGAAATAACGGAGGCGAGAATGTCTTGTTTCAGCACGTTGCAGCACCTCTGACTTTTAAAGTCAGAGGTGGATGTGAAGGCGGCGGCAAAGGTTATTTAGGCGCAGAAGATTCAGCATTTACTCTATCAACAGGTGCAGACCAGCAACTATTTCACAAGATGCAAGTGCGCCGCCTCATGCCAATAGAGTGTGAGCGCCTTCAAGGATTTAGCGATGATTTTACGAACATACCAGGCGCAAGTGATTCAGCACGTTACAAGGCGTTGGGTAACTCGATGGCAGTGCCTGTGATGTTTTGGTTGGGAACTAGGATTCAATTGGTGGAGGATTTATGTATATCTGCAAAGAGTGTTTAGTAGAAAAACCCCTTATTGAATTTCGTTTTCATAAAAAAGGTTATCGAATTGGAAAGTGCAAAAATTGCGAAAGAGAATATCAAAGAAAACTCTATAAAGAAGGCGGTGAAGTAACGCGAGAAAGAAAAAGATTGCACATGAAGAAAGTTCGTGAAGAAAACCCACAAGCAATTAGAAATTATCAAAATTCTTTAAGAGCAAAAAACCCAGAAAAAGCTAGGGAGAAAATGCGTGAATACGCAAGTAAAAGATTCTTTTGGGTTAAGGCAATGAAATTGAAAGGCGAAAACAAAGCTACTACAAAACAAATTGCATCTTTATGGAAAAGCCAAAAGGGATTATGTGCGCTTAGTGGATTAAGGCTTGATAGAACAGCTCAACTTGACCATAAATTGCCAAAAGCAAAAGGTGGTTTAGATGCAATTGAAAATCTGCAATGGCTATCAAAAGAAGTGAACTTAGCAAAGCGAGATTTAACGGATGAACAATTCATATCTCTTTGTAAAACTGTAATGGCTTGGATTGGTTCTCGCATAGAACTGATTGAGAGTATGCAAAAAGAGCAGGCGGCATGATCGAGAAAACCTGCAATCAATTCATCAAAGAAATGCGTGATGCTGGATTTAGTTTTACTTACCGGGCCACAAATGGAACTCAGACATTTACAGGTGAAGTGAAAGCAAGTGGTGAGAGTGAAGTGAAGGCAGTAAAGACTGCAGCTCAATCAAGAGCTGAGATTAAACAACTTTTTAAACAAGGATGATGATTATGAGCGAACAACAAATTGAGCAAGAAATTCAAACTAAAGGTTTAAATGCACCTCGTTTAACACCTGATCTTATTGATAGCGTGATTGTAAAAGATCGTTATTGGCAACCAGAAGGCACAACGCTAACAGTGTGCGCATTGGAACTTAAAAACGGAACACAAGTAACCGGTGAGAGCGCATGCGTAAGTGCTGCAAACTTTGATGCAGAAATTGGTAAAAAAATCGCTTACCAAAATGCACGCGAAAAGATTTGGGCGCTTGAAGGCTATTTGCTTAAGCAATCGCTACACGAAGGCGCTCGCAAGCAAACTGGCTTTCCAATTCCTGAAACCATTGGCGTAGTTAAAACGGCTGCTGATTCTGTATCGGATTTAGGTTAATCATGAGTAAGCCAACACCAACAAGTTCATACGAGTTTTGCCGCGGTGAATCACCAGTGCAAACGCACATTTGCCAGCATCGAGAGAAGTGCAAACGGTTCTTACCGAATGGCTATGGCGTTGGCTACCGTGATTTTTGGGTTGCTGCCGATTGCCCTAATTACGAGAGCAAGGGTACTGATGAAGAGCCTGCAAAGGTTGAGTGGTAGGTATGGGCTTAGTAATAACATCACCAACTATGCTTAGTTTTAGCGGTGGCCGCACTAGCGGAATGATGCTTGATATGTTGCTTGATGCTCATGATCGAGTATTACCTGATTTTGTAAAGGTTGTATTTGCAAACACAGGTAAAGAAATGCCGCAAACATTGGACTTTGTTAATGAGTGTTCAAAACGCTGGAATGTGCCGATTGTATGGCTTGAGTATCAATCACACGAAGAGCCACAAAAGCGCTGGCGTGAAGTGACTTACGAAACAGCAAGCAGAAATGGCGAGCCGTTTGCCGACCTCATTACGCATAAGAACTATCTGCCTAATCCAACAATGCGATTTTGCACGATTGAATTAAAAATTCGCGTAATGAAGCTATATGCACAACAAGTTCTTGGCTGGAAGAACTGGGATGTTGCCATTGGTTTTAGATCGGACGAGCCAAGCCGTGTGGCTAAGTTATCAATCCCATCATCAGAACCATTTGAACGATACGCACCATTGGCAAGCATCGGAATAACGGCCGCAGATGTTGGAAAGTTTTGGAAAGGTCAGCCGTTTGATCTCAACTTGCCAAACATGAACGGCAAAACTATGCACGGCAATTGTGATTTGTGCTTTTTAAAAGGCGCAGGACAAACGCTCTCATTGGTAAGTGAAGCGCCAAGCCTAGCAGACTGGTGGATCGAGCAAGAATCAAGGCCATTTTCTGAAAAAGAACTTATCGCAAAGACAGGTAAGTTTAGAAAAGATAGGCCTAGCTACTTTGAAATTAAACAAATGGCAGTAAGCCAAGGTGACTTTTACGGTTACGAGGATGTTGAGCTTGCGGATTGTGGGTGTACTGACTAATGGCAACCATCACCCTAGTAAAACAACCAGACGGCTCACTTCGCGGAATGAGTGAAGCCGATCAGGTTGCTTACAAAAACTTCAAGACACGCTTAAGCAGACTTGAAGAGGGTGAGTTGTGTTCTATCGAGGCAAAGTTACCACGCAATAGCCGCCATCATCGCAAGTTTTTCGCAATGTTGAACCTAGGCTTTGATGCATGGGAGCCACAGCGCAAGCATAAAAGCTACAAAGGCCGCGAAGTGCAAAAGAACTTTGAAATATTCCGCGCTGATGTACTGATTGCCGCAGGGTTTTATGAGCAGACATTCGGGCTAGATGGTCGTTTAAGGTTAGAACCTAAGTCAATCAGCTTTGCAAGGATGGAGCAACCAGACTTTGAAGAAGTTTATAACCGTTGCCTTGATGTATTGCTTGCTGATGTTTTAAGCACATACGCAGGGCGCGAAGAGGTGAATAACGTAGTAGAGAAGATGTTGAGGTTTGCATGATTAAACCAATCAAACCACCTAAGAAGAAACGCTGCAAAGCCTGCAAAAAATACTTTCAGCCAGAGAAGCAGATGCAATCGGTATGTGATTGGCAATGCGCTGCGGATCACGCCAAAAGCCTACGCATTAAACGTGAGGCGAGTGAGGCCAAGCGAGTACGGAAAGAAACTAAGCAGAAGCTTGTAGAGATTAGGCCGCTATCAAAGTGGTTAAAGATTGTAGAGCGCTACTGTAACCAGTATGTGAAGTTAAGAGATTTTTACGAGCCTTGTATCAGTTGCGGAACGACTAACCCAAACATTAAATACGATGCAGGGCATTACCGCACTGTGAAGGCCGCACCACAGTTGAGATTTCACCTAGACAACATACACAAGCAATGTAGCAACAACTGCAATGTGCATTTAAGCAGCAATACATTCTATTACCGCCCACGACTGATAAAGAAAATAGGCATGGAGCGATTTGAATTTATAGAGAACTACAACGAAATCCACCGCTACACCGTAGATGAGTGTAAAGAATTGATCGCAAAGTTTAAATCAATGATTAAAGAAGCAAAAAAAGAACAAGAAAGGTTAGCAGCATGAACGAAAAGCAAAAATATGAAAAAGTGCTAAGAATGTTTGAAGAGCCATCAGGTGCAAAAGATAAATCAGAACACCAATCTGATTACATCAAACTAAATCAGATGTGCAATCTATTCGTATCGCAAGGATTAATGACTATTTCGCGTGGCACAAGCAAAAACGGAAGATGGTGCAATTTATATCAATCACTCAAAACAGAACTCACTGATCGTGAGGTTAACTTTGTTAAGCGCTTATCAGGCGTAAAAAACGAACTGAGAAAAAGTAAGTACATTAAAGCAGGCCAAGTAACCAACTTAAGTACAGCAGAGATTAGGCAGAAGATTTTAGATGTTTGCGCCAGTGCAAAGAAAGGCTCAGAAGTAAGACTGTTAATAGGTCTGCAATCAGATAACGCATTTTATGCTCACTTTAGATTCTTACGTGATGCAGGGTACCTTGAAGAAATATCAGGACAAGAAAGCCAGCGATTGATGCTGTATAGAACAGTTGAGCCTTTGTATGACCAAGGCAGTTTAAGAGAGCCAGATGTTAAAGATTTGCGCATGAAAAAAGATGAGCCAGAAGATAAGCCAAAGTATGTGAACGGCGTGATGACAGTAAAAATGCAACATGTACCAAGAGTGCCAACTAGGACCGGCAAGGTGCATATTGCTTCAACCATGGGATTGTTGTAATAAATTTTTTAACGAAGGGGAATGAAATGGCAGAAGCATTAGTAAAGATTAAAGACCTACCAAACGGCGAGGTAGAGATAGAAGTTAAATTTCACCCTGTCATTGACGACAAATCACCTGCGCATCAGATGGTGGCAGATATAGTCAAGATGCAGAAACTGGAAGAAGTTAAAGCAGGGTAGCAATGCGCGTAATTTACGACAACTTTAAATACCCTTTATGGGATGACTTGGGAACGATTGTAGTTCGCTATAAATCGTTCTTCTCTAAAAAATCACGCAGACAGAGAAAGCTAGAAAACATTGTTTTACTAGACGGCTCGTTAAGTAATGAGTGGCAATCAGCGGCAGAGATTAGTAAGAACGTTGGCATTAACTTTCACCAGGCGGTAAAGCTCCTACAAATAGCGGTAGAGCGATTGGATTCAATAGAGTGCAAGAAAGTTGAGTGGGTAGATTACAAGAAAAGAAACAGAGTGACGCATTTGTACCGAAAGAAACAAGTGCCAGTGATTTATAACATTGGGATATTTAGCCAAGTAGTGCCGATACCATCAACAGTAAAAGCGCGTGTTCATGTTTGTGAGGATGATTAAAGCCAAATGACTTATAAAAATCTGTTTTAAACGATGAGAAAGAAAAGTTGATATGAACATAATTATAGAAATGATTCGCTCAATATTAATTATTGCGGTGCTTATTTTATTTGGCTGTATTGCTACGTATTTGGAAGGTAATAAAAAATGTAGCGAAGAGTGGAAAGGCGGTAACTTTGCTTATGAAAATTCTTTTTTGGGCGGTTGCCAGATTAAAAAAGAACAAGCAGGCAGGATTCCTGCTAAGAATTATCGGGATGGTATGTAATGGCAGAGCTTACGCCTAAAAAAATAGAATTGTCTGCTGAATATGTATTAAACACAACTATTGAAACAGTGCAGCGCTGCAGGCAAGCAATGCAGGAGTGATGCTTTGAGTTTAAATGAAAAACAAATTAGATTTGGTGATGAGTACCTTGTTGATCTTAATGGTAAGCAGGCTGCTATTCGTTGTGGGTATTCAGAAAAGACGGCAGAAGTTCAGGCTTCAAGATTGTTAAGCAATGTTAAGGTTTCTGAATATATCGCCATGCGAATAGATGAGCGCTCAAAACGTACTGAAATCACTCAAGACATGGTGCTTGATCGCTGGTGGAAGATTGCAACAGCAGATCCGCGCAAGCTAATTGAGTATAGGCGCTGCGCTTGCCGTTATTGCTATGGTAAATCACATTTGTATCAATGGATTGATGAAGATGAATTTACATCAGCCTATGCAGAAGCTGTGAACTATGCCGAAGCAAATCCAGATGAGGTGCATGTTATACCAGACAATGGCGGTGGCTATGGATTTAACCCAACACATACTCCACATGCACAGTGTCCTAAATGTTTTGGTCGCGGCACTGGTGAAGTCACGCCACATGACACACGCACCATTGATGAACAAACAGCAATGCTTTATGCAGGGGTTAAGGTCACTAAAGAAGGTCTTGAAATAAAGATGATTGACCAGAGTTCTGCGCTAGAGAATGTTGCTAAGCATCTAGGAATGTTCATTGAGCGCAAAGAAACTGGCTCCCCTGGTGATTTTGAAAGGTTAAATGACGATGAACTTGAACAGCGATACAACGCTAACCAAGAAGCCCTCAGAGCTGCGCAAGCTGCAATTGGAAGCGCTAAAAATTCAGCAAGAGCAGCTACGAAGGCTAAGTAGAAGAAAACTTTATACATATTACCCAGAAGAAGGCCCATTGCGCCGTGAGTTATATCCTAAGCACATGGAGTTTTTCGAGGCTGGCGACATATACAGAGAGCGTTGTTTTATGGCGGCAAATCGTATCGGTAAGACAGAAGGCGCAGGAGGTTATGAAACGGCATTGCATTTAACAGGGTTATATCCTCCATGGTGGAATGGTGCGATGTGGGATGCGCCAGTTAGCTTTTGGGCGGCTGGTAAGACGAATGAAACTACACGCGACATTGTGCAAGCTAAGTTATTTGGCAAGGTGCAAGGCAGTGGGTCAACTAAGCGATTAAGCGGCACTGGATTAATACCAGGTGAATGCATCGGTGATATTAGCTGGAAGCAAGGCGTTAGTGATTTGATTGATAAGGTAGAGATTAAACATGTTAATGGAGGCTTCTCTTTGCTTGGCCTTAAATCATATCAACAAGGCAGGGGTGCTTTTGAAGGCACTGAACAAGATGGCATTTGGTTGGACGAAGAGCCGCCAATGGATATATATGGCGAATGCTTGATAAGAACAGCAACAACAGAAGGTTTAATTTACATGACATTTACACCACTAGAAGGCATGACAGATACAGTAATGCAGTTCATACCAAAGGGAATGAAGCTTAAATAATGAAAGCCAACTACATGAATGGAGCAGGCCAAACACGCCTTGCCATATCAGGGGGATCAGATGCCTAAAGTTTCTGAATCGAAGTACCTTGTTATGGCAGGGTGGAATTGACGATGTACCTCACCTCAGCGAGAAAACTAAAAGAGAATTGTTAGATTCGACACCATCGCATCTACGTGATGCACGATCAAGGGGGATTCCAGTGCTAGGTTCAGGACGTATTTTTACAATAGATGAAGAGTTGATTAAAGTGCAGCCTTTCTCAATCCCTGCACACTGGCCACGCATTGCAGGTTTGGACTTCGGTTGGGATCACCCGACTGCAGCAGGTTGGATTGCATGGGATAGAGATGCAGACATTGTTTATGTATATGACATTCACAGATTGAGTGAGCAAACGCCAGCCGTGCATTCTGTTTCAATCAACGCAAGGGGTAAATGGATTCCTGTTGCATGGCCTCATGATGGATTGCAGCACGACAAAGGTTCTGGCGAAGCCATTGCACAACAGTACCGTAACTTAGGCGTGAATATGCTTAAGGATAAAGCAACTCATCCACCACAAAAAGGTGAAGAAGAAGGCACCGGCGGTAATGGCGTTGAGGCAGGTGTGCTTGAAATATTAGACCGTATGCAAACAGGGCGGTTTAAAGTGTTCGCACATTTGGACGGTTACTTTGAAGAGTACCGCTTATATCATCGCAAGGATGGTAAAATAGTTAAAGAGTTTGATGATATTTTGAGTGCGGTTAGATATGCGGTCATGATGCTACGCCACGCCAAAGTAAACACACCTAAACGGACTGCTCCTTCATCTGGATTTGGTGTACTTGATAGCGAAGTTGGGTATTGATATGACAATTTATAAAAGGACTGTGCAATGATTAGAAAATTTATTTGTAACTTAGGATTTCACTCAATACGCATAGAAGATAAATGGATGCCATCTATTAATGCTCAAATCGTCACTAAGTATGATCGAACGCATACTTGTGTTCACTGCGGCAAGGTAACTAATCGTGTGACTTTAGTTTGGAATGGCAAGGATATGGTAAAGGTTAATGCCTAAAGTCCACATTGAATAAAGGTTAACACCAAGCCCACCTAAGCCGTGGGCTTTTTTACGCCTGTCACACACATGGACACTGTTATCTTTTCTGTAAATTAAATTAGTTTACGGAGTGTTTATCATGCCATTCGCAGTAGTTATTATGTTATCCGATGAAGGCCAAATGACAGTTGGTGAAGTTGATCCAGCTACGATTGACACTCAAGACTTTGAGCCAGTAGAAACTTTTGAAGCAGGTGTTGATGTAGCTGAGCGTATTTTACTAGGTGATGAGCCTCCACCAGAAGTTGAAGAAGCGGCATTTAATGCAAGCGTAAAAGAGCCAATTAAAAGCGGCATGATGATGGACATGGAAGAGTAATAACATCCATGAACAACGTTGAATTAACGGCGCAGATTGATGAAGAGGCGCAAAAGCTTGAAGAGCAGAAAGCCTACGAAGAACGTATCTCTAGGCTGCAATCTTTAAGCACAGTCTTAGTTAAAAAGCGCGAAGAAGCTATTCAGGCGCGTCAACTATCTGGCATTGAAGAGGATTGGCGCGAGGATGAAGATCACTACGAGGGGATAGATGACGCTAACCGCGACCTGTATCGTAACCGTGGCAAGCCTTTATCACCAGAAGGCGGAGCCGACAAGGATAAAAAAAAAGCAACACGTTCACGCATTTTCTTAAACATTACTCGATCATACGTTGATGCAGCTGCCGCAAAGGTGGCTGATATGTTATTACCTACTGATGATCAGAACTGGGCAATAGAACCTACACCAATCCCAAGCTTGCTAAAGAATAACAAAAGCAAAGAGCCATTAGTTGCACCTAACGGCCAGCCTGTTATGAGTTCAGATGATGCAGGCAATCCAAAGCAAATGACCGTAGGCGAACATGCCGAACAAATACTTGAGGTTGCACGACTTGCCGCTAAGGATGCTGAAACACGCATTGATGATTGGTTAAAAGAATCTCGCTTTAACCACGAAACACGCAAGGTGATTGAAAGTTGCGCAAGGTTAGGTACCGGAGTGATTAAAGGTCCGTACCCAGTCGCTAGAACCGTTGGATCAATTAGCAAAGAAGGCGGCTTAACTTCTATTGTTCGCAAGATGGAAATCTACCCAGAATCACGCTCAATTGATTGTTGGGATTTATACCCAGACCCTTCATGCGGCAATGATATTCACAATGGTTCGTTTGTCTTTGAGAAAGACCGTATCACTATTCGTGGCATGGATGATTTGAAACAAGACCCTTCATACATTAAAGAAATGTTGGAAATGTGTATTGAAGAAGGTCCGCAGAAAAAGAACCTAGAAGAGAAAGACGCAGAACGTCAATCACTTAACTTGGACAATAAGAGCCAATACGAGATTTGGTATTACACAGGCTTTATTTCACCAGAGGATATGGAAGCCGCAGGGTGCCCATGTGAAGGTGATGATAGCGTGCCAGCAATCGTGGTGATGATTAATGACCGTGTAGTAAAGGCGGCAATTAATCCACTTGATAGCGGTGCATTCCCTTATGACGTGATGAACTGGCAAGAGCGTGATGGCTACTGGGCTGGTATCGGCGTATCAAGACAAATTAGAACGCCACAGCGCATGTTGAATGCTGCGGTGCGTAATGTGATGGATAACGCAGGCTTAATGAGTGGTCCGCAGATTGTCATGCGCAGAGGCATTATTGAGCCTGCTGATGGTGTTTGGCAAATTACACCACGTAAGCTTTGGTACATGGTTGAAGATGCAGTTGGTCCAGTGAATGAAGCATTCGCAGCAATCAACATTCCTGCTATGCAAGACCAGTTATTTAACATCGTTGAGTTCGCAATCAAGATGGCTGAGGATGTCACAGGCTTGCCAATGTTATTGCAAGGCCAACAAGGTGCCGCACCTGAAACAGTTGGCGGTATGCAGATGCTAAACAACAATGCATCAACGGTCATGCGCCGCATTGCACGAACCTATGATGACAAAGTAACAGAGCCGCATATTTCACGCTATTACGAGTGGTTGATCTTAGACCCAGAAGTGCCAGAGAGCGAAAAGGGCGATTACAAAATAATTGCCAAAGGCTCTAGCGCCCTGGTTGAGCGTGATATTCAAAACCAGAACATTGCACAAATGGGCGAGATGGTTGCTAACCCTCAATTTGGTATTGACCCCAAAAAGTGGGTGCAAGAATACTTTAAGTCGCAGCGATTGAATCCTAAATTGTTTATGTATACCGAAGATGAGCTGGCAAAAATGGCAGAGCAGGCCGCGGCGAATCCACCACAAGACCCTCGCGCAATTACCGCACAAGCAACGATTGAAGCAACCAAGATCCGTACAGAAGGCATGGTGCAAGTATCTCAAGCTAACACGCAAGAGAAGATGACGCAGCGTGAGATTGATTTGCAGGATGCACGCGAAGAACGTGCAAGCCGTGAATTACTAGCGAAGATGGCATATGACACTAAGTTGATGGAGCTTGCCGACAAGCGCAATTTGTCTATTCAACAGATTAAGGCGCAATTGGCTGATACTGCCATGAAAGAGCGCACCAAGAAAGATTTGCAAAATCAGGAAATCATCATTAAACAGCAGTTAGGAAGTGGATTGTAGTGGCTGGCTTATTAAATGAGTTTGGTAACAGAAATGACGGAACAAAAAAAGGTTCTGGATTTTTGGGTGTGCTTCAAAGGCCTGATGGAAAAGTATCTACAGAAATATCTGTTGGGGTTGATTTTGGTGCAGGCGAAATGGAAATACCTTTACTGGTGCCAACGCTAGACCAAGAAGAAATTAAATATCTTTTAGAGAATGAGCCTAAGCCTAGCGACATTCCTAAGCCAATTATGGATAAAGCTGTGAATCATGCAATTCAAAGATTAAAAGATGGAAAAAGCCCCTTTGACACAGGTGGACAAGAATAAAGTAAGCACATGTCGAATAAGTTACTGCTAAACGCTGCTGAAAAGCAGACTGCACTTTGGGCGAAAATCAAAACGCATTTAGAAGCTAGATTAGAAACATGCAGAAAGCAAAACGATGGTGATGCAGATGCAGTTCAAACAGCAAAAATGCGAGGCAGAATTTTAGAGATTAAAAGTTTTTTGGCGCTGGAAAATCCACCGCCGAGTTTGGCAAGAGGCGTTGAGGAATCACCCCCTTTTGAGTAATGAGGAGTTTTAAATGCAATTAGATGGAACGCAAGCAATTGATGAAGCAACCGACCTTGAAGCGCAAGCAACCGCGCATGAGGTAGCACAGGCAGAGGAATCTGCTGCATTTTCTGCAAGTTTGAATAATGAAGTACGCGCTGATGAAGCCCCTACTGATGAAACAAGCACAGAAGAAGCAGAGGTAAGCAATGCTGATGACGCTACACAAGATGAAGTTAAGGCAGTTGATGATGCGCCAATTGAGCAACAAGTAGGTTTAACACCAGAGCAACTAACAGCAATGTTAGCCAAGATGCCAAAGATCGAAGAAGTTGAGCAGATGACAACTGCTGAAATTCGTAAGGTGCACGGCAAAATTGGTGAGATAAATCGCGTATTACTTGAATTGCAAAAGAATGGGCAAAATCAGCAACAAGCCAAGATGAATTTTAGTGGCGCAAACTTCAAACGATTGAGTGAAGAGTTCCCAGAAATTGCAGAGATATTGGCAGAAGATTTTAATAGCTTTGGCACGGCAGATACGAATCAATCTAACGATGTATTTGAAAGCCGTGTAGCGCAAGTGCGTGAAGAGTTAAGTAAGGATATGCAAAAGAATTTGTTGCTGATCCAGCACAAAGACGCACCGCAGTTACTGACTTCGGACGATTACAAAGTTTGGAAGCAAACGCTACCAGATGATGAGCGTACAAAGTTAGATGATAGCTGGGATGCAATGTATATCGGTGAAAAGCTTTCTGAGTTTAAGAGTTGGCACGCCACAAAAAATAGCGGTGCGCAAGAACGCAAAGAGCGTTTACAACGTGCCATTACACCTAAAGGTACACAAGCAGCAATAAAGCCGCAAGCAATGAGCGAGTTAGACGGTTTTAATGCGGCGTTTAAAAAATAAAAAGGAAATATCATGGCTATTCAAACAATGACCACACAAGCAGCACGTATTGGCAAACTTAAAGGCGATATTCTTAAACACGCCATGCCAATGGAAGTATTATGCAAAACAGGCTTACAAAAAAAGATGCCTAAAAACTCAAGCGATACTGTTGTTTATCGCCGTGCATTGCCACCAGGCGGCGTTGATAACGTTTGGATCAATGGTTCAAATGTAGGCACTTTCGCTGATGGCTACAAACTTAACGAAGGTGTAACACCAACTGCACGCACGATGGCTTACACCGATGTAACTGCAGTAGTTGAACAATACGGCGTATTGTATTCAATCACAGACAAGACATTTGACTTGTACGAAGATGACGTTGCTGGCGACATGAAAAAACAAATCGGTGAAACGATTGGTTTGATTCGTGAAATGGTTTGCTTCGGTGCATTAAAGGCTGGTACCAACAAATACTACGCTGGTGGTTCAAGCACAGATACAGTGGATGAAACATTAAGTCTTAACTTAATTCGCCGTGTTACTAAAGGCTTAAAATCTAACCATGCAAAACAAATCACAAGCATTTTAGATGCAAGCCCAGGCTATGGCACTTCATCAGTTGAGGCTTCATACGTGGTTTATTGCCATACTGATATGGACCCTGCTATTCGTGATTTGCCAGGCTTTGTGCCAGTGGCAGATTACGGCAGTCGTAAAACCATTTCAGAAGGTGAAATCGGTTCTGCTGAAAACTTCCGCTTTGTTACATCACCAGAACTTGCGCCGTACATCGATGCAGGTGCGGCAATTGGTGCAACAGGCTTAGCCTCAACTAACGGCACATTGATTGACGTTTACCCTTGCATCGTAGCGGCAGAAGAGGCTTGGGGCAATGTGATGTTGCGCGGCGTTGATGCAATTACACCGACATGGGTTCCACCTGGTGTTGCAGATAAAGCCGACCCATTGGGCCAACGTGGTTATGCAGGCTCTAAGTTCTACTACGATTCATTAGTGCTTAACCAAGGCTGGATGGCTGTTTTAGAAGTTGGTACACCTAACCTAGCTTAATCAACTAAAGGGGTGGAATTCCCCTTTGTTAAATTTATTAGTAAAGGAAATGGTATGGCCTCAATCAAACAACAAACCTCCACATTTAAAGACAAGCGTGAAGCAAAAGCACAGCGTGAGCTGTTAGAAGCTGTTTTAGCCGATAACACCGCTTTGCGTGCAAGTATTGTTGCAATCACTGCAAAGCTTGATGCGGATGCAGGCGTAACAGACACAAATTATGCTGCGACTACAAATCCAGCAGCATTAACACTTACAGCTTAAGCTGTGGTGTTTACTTAACTCATTAGGAAGGAATTATCATGGCTGAAAATATAGCGCGTACAGTAACCTTGAATCCATCACAGCAAAACGGTCAGGTAGCTGTTGGTAAAGTAGTATTCGATGCAACTGCAATCACTGCAACTGACTATATCGAAATTGACGTTGGCTTTAAACCTAAATACGTTGAATTTATCAACGCAACTGATCGTGTTGGTGGCGAGTTTTATGAAGGAATGGCAGCTAACAGTTGTATCAAAACTGCAGCTGCTGGTACTCGTACACTTGAAGTTACCGGCGGTAACGGTGGCATTACATTAACTGACAACGGTTTCCGTGTGTTACAAAATGCGACACTCGCACTTGTATTGGCAAGCAAGACTTGCTACTTCAAAGCAATCGCATAGTTAACCTATAAGTTAACACTTGAAGAAAAGCCCCTTAATTGGGGCTTTTTTGTATCAAATTGCGACACAGGTGGATTGCGTTATCTTGGGTGCGTTAATGCTTAGTTTAAACACTTAGTTTTCAAACTCACACAGGAGTAACCCATCAATGGCCAGAGTGACCAAAAATACACCAGCACGTAAACCAACAGATGCTAAATCAGCACCTGTTATTAAATCCAATGCGATTGCATCAGAAGAGTTAGAAGTAGCCCCAGAAAAGACCGTTAAATTTTCTCAAAAGGGTGAGAAACAGCTAATTGGTGAAGATATTGAAATTCAATCTATTCACGGATTAGATGATAAAGCAAAAAAATTAGCCTTTCTTGAAGAGCCAGTAACCGTAATGTTTCAAGAAGGCAACACGGCAGACGCAGAAAAGTATGTTTACTTATCAATCAATAGTGTGGGCGCTGGGCCAAATGGTATTCCATGGGTTCCACGCGGCGTTGAGGTGACAATTAAACGTAAGTATTTAGGCGTTGCTTCCGCATCGCGCCAAGTTCGATATAAAAACCATGAGCAAGTGAATAGTGAAGGTGTGCTTGAATCATTCCAAAAAGCATACAGCATTTCACCATATCAATTTACAGTAATTCAAGATACACGCGAAGGTCTTGAGTGGTTGCGCAACCTACGTGCAACACGCCGAGCATAGTTAAGCCATGACGTTCTTAGAGATATGCAAAGAGGTAAGGCGAGAGGCTGGCATCAGTGGTGTTGGCCCTGCAACAGTAAGTAGCCAGAATGGTGAAATGGGTCGCATTGTCGCATGGGTTAATAGTGCATACAACATGATCCAACTTGGTCGCCAAAACTGGAACTGGATGCGTGCGGACTTTGAGTTTGAAACTACGCTAAACAAGTATGACTACACCCCATTGGAAGCTGGTATTACTGAGCGATTTAGCCAATGGGATTCAGACACAATCAAGTCTTTCCGTACTAGCGTTGGTATCTCTAATGAATTTGAGCTGGGCGAATTGCTTTATCGTCAATATCGCAGCGTATATCTCACTGGACCACAGCCATCAGGCACGCCAGTTTGTTTTGCAGTAGCACCAGACCAAAAGCTCTTAATTGGTCCTAAGCCAGATGGCGTGTTTACTGTCAGCGGCCAGTATTGGAAAACGCCGCAAAGATTACTGATTGATGCAGATGAGCCTGAAATGCCAGCACAGTTTCATGAGTTGATTGTTTGGAAGGCGCTTGAATCTTACGGGCTGTATGAATCAGCAGGCGAAGTCATTGCACGCGCACAAAAGAACATTTCATTTTACATGGGCAAATTAGAACTTAACCAATTGCCAGATGTGCAAATGGCTGAACCGCTTATTTAGGAATAATTATGGGCGCATCATCACAAAAGCGTAAAGCGCAACAAGCGGCAGCGGCAGCTTATTATGCGGAATTTGCAAAGCTACAAGCACTGCCAGAGCTTGAAAGAATCTCAACATCAAACAAGCGCCAAGTAGAAGAAACGATTGGTGATAGTGCATCGTTTAGAACACGCAATATGTCACAAAAAGCTGACAGGCTTGCACGTCAAATTAACAATGATGATGACTACAAAAAAAAGGTAAGCGCCTACAACGATAGATACGCCATTTTAAAAGACCAGATGGCGAACAAATCCACAGTGCGCTATTCAATATCAGACAATCCAGCAGCTTTACCTGCACCACCAACCAATGAATATTTTGGGTACACGCAAAATACTATAAAAAATGGGGCAGGGGATTATGCAAACGTTGCGCCTATTGAGCCGCCAAAATCTTCATTTGCCACTAAAGGCAGTATGTTCAAGACGCAAGAAGAGGCGATGGCTGATGCGGCTAAGAAGATGGAATCATACAACAACGGCTTAGGTGGATTGCTAGGATCAGTGAAAAGGCTAGGGCAATACAATGTGCCAGAGAATTACACACAAAAAGACCTTGATGCAATGCGCGTTTCAGATCCATCAAGATTTGTTCAAGCAGAAACATTTGGTGGGTTTGGTGCGCTGTATAAAAACCTTGAGGTGGCAGAATCTGCCACTAATGACATTAATGCACTTGGTAACAGTATCAATGGAAGCAAAGGAAACTCAACTGTTAATGCGTATTCTGAGCTCACCAACAAATTAAAACCTTTGCTCAAGAAAGATGCTGCCAATTCACAAGTAGTGGGCAGTGGTGGCTCAGTTGTCAGCAATGAACTGGCCTCAGCTAACCCTTACACTGAAACTATTGCATCATGAGTTTACCATCCGTATTAACCACTTACTTTGCGCTTAAGGGTGGATTAAATCTAGTTACACCGCCACTATCAACGCCAGATGGGATGTGCCGTGATTCTCTTAATTTTGAAATTGATATTGATGGTGGTTATCGCCGTGTTGCAGGTTATGAGCGCTTCGATGGTCATGCCTCACCATCTGATGCCTTGTTCTACTCAATCGCATGTAATTTTGTTGGTACGGTAAGTGTCAATGATGTGATTGTCGGTGCTACAAGTGGCGCGACTGGCGTTGTGCTAACACGGACGGATGGCAACATTATCTTTACTAAGCTAACCGGCGCGTTTGTTTTAGGTGAGGATATATCAGTGTCAGCGGTAGTAGTTGCTACGTCAACCAGTATTGCTATATCTGGATTGGCCGAAACGCCTTTACAGCAAGCAGAATACACAAAGCTTGCGACTGATGTTTATCGTCAAGATATTAGCGCCGTGCCTGGTAGTGGTGGCATTTTAGGCGTGCATCGTTATAACGGAAACGTCTATGCATTTAGAAATAATGCAGCAGGTACCGAGGCCGATATATACGTTTCATCACCTTCTGGCTGGACGCTGATTGATCTTGGTTATGAGATTGCATTTACTAATGCCAATTTAGACATTGAAGATGGCGACACACTTACGCAAGGTGGCGTATCTGCAACGATTCTTAAAGTTGTTGTTCAGACTGGTAGTTTGCAATCTGGCGTGAATACAGGTCGATTAATCATTACAGAGCCAACAGGTGGTAGTTTTATTGCTGGCGCAGCAACGAGCACTGGATCAGGTGCGGTGACGTTAAGTGGTGCCGAATCTGCAATCACTTTAAATCCTAATGGCCGCTATGAGTGCATCAACTATAACTTCGGTGGTGGTGCAGGTACGATAAAAATGTACGGTGCTAGTGGTACGCATCGTGCATTTGAGTTTGATGGCACGGTATTTGTACCGATTAGCACAGGCATGGCGAACGACACGCCAAAGCACATTGATGTGCATGTGAATCATTTGTTCTTGTCATTTAATGGTAGTGCACAGAATAGCGCACCTGGTGAACCATATCTTTGGACCATCATTTCTGGTGCTGGTGAGCTGGCGATGGGAGATACCATATCTGGCTTCTTGCCGATGATAGGTTCTAATCAAAGTCCTGCATTAGCCATTTTTACCACGAACAAAACATCGATTCTTTACGGTAATAGCTCAGCAGATTTTCAACTGGTTACGCTTGGTTTTGAGGTCGGCGGTTTCGCTTACACCATGCAAAACATTGGTGAAGGCTATGTGATGGATGCACTCGGCGTGCGCCAGATTGCGGCCACAGATCAATTCGGTAACTTCTCAAGCGCACAGCTTACAAAGTTTATTCGTCCATTTATTGAATCAAGAGTAACACGCGCCATTGGCAGTTGCATTGTGCGATTGCGCGACCAGTACCGCCTTTTATTTAATGATCGTTATGCGCTACATATCACCATGCAGAACGGTGAATTTAAAGGCGCAATGCCAATTCAATACGCACACACCATGACGGTCATGAGTTCTTATGAAAGTAATAACGGTGAAGAGTTTATCTACGCAGGTGATACAGATGGATTTGTATATCGTATGGAGCGTGGCACAAGCTTTGATGGTGAGCCAATTATTGCATACATGAATCTAGCTTTCTCATTCATGAAAAACCCAAGGTTAAGAAAGCGTTTCAGAAAAGCTATTTATGAAATTACTGGCGGCAGTTATGCAGAGCTTGATGCAACGTATGAGATTGGCTATGCGAGCAATGAAATTGATCAGGGAATATTAAGTGGTATTCAAACGGCTTTCGGCAGTGTGTTCTGGGATCAGTTCGTTTGGGATCAGTTCTATTGGGATGGTAGAACCTTGTTACCTGCAGAGCAGGATATTACAGGCACCGCTGAAAATATATCGCTGATATTGCGTAGCTCATCTGCGCTATTTAGACCATTTACCGTGAACAGCGCGATTATTCATTACACGCAACGCAGATTATTAAGATAGGTAGTTAATTATGTCGAACCCATATTATGATTCAACCGGCTATCCGCAAACTGGCGCAAGTGGCTCATCTGCTTCCATGCGTGCCGAACTTGATGCAATTGAAGCAGGGTTTAATAAATTACCAACGTTAGCAGGTAATGGTGGCAAATCTGTAAAAGTAAATGCTGCAGGCAATGCGCTAGAAACTTCAAACGTTATTTCCGACAATGGAACTGATGCCAATATTGCAGGTGATTTAGTTGTTGCCGGTGGTGAGATTGGTCAAAATGCTGGGCAGAAACATACAATCCCTCAAGTGGTAAGCGATGTGTTTGCATTGTTAAGCGCAGCACAAACGCTTATTAATAAGACAATTGTTGCAGCAAACAATACGATTACTACTGAGGCCGTTGGCAATCTTACCTCCACTAATCTAAATGCGGCATTGGCTGAATTGCAGGCGGATATTGATACGCGAGTGACCGCGGCGGCAGTAGCATCGGGCTATCAGCCGTTAGATCCAGATTTAACCGCACTAGCTTCTCTTGTTACCGATGCAAATAAACTGCCATACTTTACAGGAGCAGGCGCAGCGGCATTAACAGACCTCACCGCATTTTCTCGCACTTTACTAGATGATGCTGATGCTTCGGCTTACCTAACAACGCTTGGTGTTTCAGCATTTATTCAAACACTATTAAATGATGCAGATGCCGCAGCATCAAGAACCACATTAGGTTTAGTGATCGGCACAGACGTTCAAGCTTACGATGCCAACACCGTCAAGAAAAACGTAGCCAACACTTTCACTGCAACTCAAGTGCCTGACAACGGCTCTGGCGCAGTATCAACTACCTCAACGTATACGTTCGATGGCGCAGACCAAATCCGTGAGGTGACGCTAACCAATGCAATCACCGTTACATTTGGCGCGCCTACAGGTATCACAGAAAAGGCCATGTATAAGTTCATGCTAAAAGCCGGTGATACCTCTGCGCGTGTATTTGCTTGGAATGCTGCGTTTAAATTTCCTAATGCAACACCGCCTTTAACTGCTGGCGCAACCACTAACGGTGCTTACGACATTATTAGCTTTATCGGTGGCGCTGGGAACACGCTCATCTATGACGGTCACTTGGCGAATGTGGGTTAAGTGATGATTAGAAACTTTATCTCTAAGCTTTACAGTCTTTACACACCTAGCTTTTTTATGTCTGGTGGTGGTAGTGCTGCTGGTGGGTATGTGATTGAGCGTAGTTTGAGGTTTAATGCGGCGGCGAACACTTATCTTCGCCGCACTTTCGGCACTCCTACAAACGCAGCAGTGTGGACGCTCTCGTTGCGCATGAAGCGTTCTGCATTGGGTGCTGGTCAAGTAATATTTGGTGAAAACTCTGCTAATGGTTATTTTGCATGGTTCAATACGTCTGACCGGATAGAGGTCAGGTATAACGGTGGCATATTTTACACGTCAACTACAAAATACAGAGATACATCCGCTCACATGCACTTTATGTGGGTGATGAATGGGTCTGCCACTAAAATCCTAGTAAATGGTGCCCAAGTTGATTCTGATTTCGCAGGAGTTAGTAATTTAAACACAGCTATCCCACATGCTTTATTCTGCTTTACAAATTCATCTAACGTATTGGATGGTTATTTATCTGAGGTGCACTTTGTAGATGGTCAAGCTTTAACACCTTCATCATTCGGTGAAACAAATGCAACCACTGGCCAATGGGTAGCCAAGAAATATACAGGTACCTACGGCACAAACGGCTTCTACCTAGACTTCAAAGACGGCACAAGCACCACAACGCTAGGTTACGACAAGTCAGGTAACAACAATCACTGGACGCTCACAAACTTCACACGTTCTGCTGGTGTGAATGGTTGCTGGATGTTAGATGTGCCAGCAGGAAATGGTAGTGCAAGTGCGGTTCAGCCTAGTGGGAATTATTGCGTATGGAACCCACTAGCATTGGGTGTTGGTACACTATCTAAAGGTAATTTATCTATACAGGCAAACGCCCCTGCTGACCGCTGTTCAAGGGGAACTATTGCTGTTAGTACTGGTAAGTGGTTTTGGGAAGCAACCATAACTCAATTAAACAACTTAACGCTTATTGGACTTCTTTCAATATCATCAACTGCATCAGGTGGCTTGCAATCAACAGGGAATGGTGTTTTTTATGTGAATGATGGTAGTAAGCAAGTGAACTCAGGAAGTTTAACTGCTTACGGTGCTACATATACGACAAATGACGTTGTTAGAGTTGAGCTTGATTTAGATAACCTAACAGTTACCTTTTTTAAAAATAATGTAAGTCAAGGTTCAATTTCGATTAATGCAGATACATATTTACCAGCTTACATACCAAACGGTAATACATCATCTGTCACTGATTTTAACTTTGGACAAAGAGTTTCAGCGCATACACCAACTGCTGGCTTCAAAGCACTATGCACAGCAAACCTAACCAGCACCGATGTGATTGAATCAGGAAGCTTCACAGGTAATGCAAATGCTATTGGTCCATTCATCTGGTGCAACGGTACACCTAAAACACTCACTATCAATGGTAACGCAGTCACATGGGGAACTCATGCGGACAGGCTAGCCAACGGCTTCAAGCTACGCACCTCATCATCTAGTTACAACTCATCGGGCACTAACACTTGGACGGCAACAATATTAAGCCCTGAGAGCAAGTCAGCCTTTAAACATCAGAACGCAAAAGGGAATTAACCATGTATTACAGACAAGCAAGCAATCAATATATTAACGATGGCATGGACTTTACGATTGATGGCAACTCTTATCCATTTACCGCATTAGGTGATAAATCTCCTGAGATATTGCAATCATTTGGCCTTGAGTTGGTAGTAGCAACTAATCAACCTGCTAACCGTAATTTCTACAATGTGACCGAAGAGTACAACGGCGCAACAGTGACATATATCAATACACCAATGGACTTAACCGCTATCCGTGAGCGTTTGTGGACACAGATTAAAAGCCATCGTGATTACGTTAAAACTAATGGCGGCTGCTTGGTTCAGGATAAGTGGTTTCACTCAGACACCGATTCAAAGCAACAACAAATTGCATTGGTCATCATGGGCGCAAACATCCCTGCAAATCTGAAATGGAAAACGCTAGACGGTTCTTTTGTGACTATGACACAAGCACTGGCTGGTGAGCTATTTGCGGCACAGGTTATGCGTGAACAAGTGATTTTTGGTGTAGCAGAAGCCAAGCGTGCAGCCATCCAAACCATGACCATTGGACAACTTGAAGCCTATGACGTACTTGATGGATTCCCACAGGAGTATGTAGATGAAGCTCTTATTCAGCCGTAGGCGGCATCTTGGCTCATGGTTGATCAGGTTTATTACCTGGTCAGAGTATAGCCATGTTGACTTGGTGCTTGATGAAAATTTGCTTATCGGTGCAATTGCAGGGGAGGGCGTTGTACTTGGTAAGGTTAACGATAGGTTAGCAAAGTCATCTAAGGCCGTGATGATGCATATCCCAGTGAAAGAGCTGGATGTATCAGAGGCGTTTGCGATTGGCCAGCTTGGTAAGCAATACGATTGGCTCGGTGTGATTGGTATCGGGCTAAAGCGAAACTGGCAGGAAGATGATAAATGGTCGTGTGCTGAGTTGGTGGCCAGCATTCTAGCAGCAGGTGGTCAAAGGCCGTTTGATAGTAAGTATCACCATCGTATTACACCTCAGCATTTGTTATCGCTGAATTTTGAGAAAACAAAAATTAAATAAACCGAAACATTAAAAAGCCGCTTAATTGCGGTTTTTTTACGCCCATACATCTGAGTTATGACACAGGTGGACGTTGCTAACATTGGCACATAAAAACAGTAAGGTAGAAAAAAATGCCAGATCCAGTAACGCACGCAACCAGCCCATGGATAGTTGCAACATTAACAGCAGCATTAAGCGCTCTTTTCGATTTGCCAATTGGAGTGATTATTACTGCATTTGGTGGTGCTTATTGGGCTGTCTATCGAAACAGTGCATTAAGAGTTAGCAAATCAATATGGTTAATCATTCTTTCAACATTTATTGCATGCGTCATGGTCCATGGGATTGTGTGGATATTTCATGCATGGCTAGATATTAATAACGTGCCACAGCGCCCAGTTGCTTTTATGTTGGGATTTGCAGTAATTGATAAGCCATTTAGGGATTGGTTAATTCAGATATTTACATCTAAATACAATTTACTTGAGGTAAAAAAATGAAATTCCAACTAATCCTGTCCGTGTTAATTGGACTTTATATACTTGCCGATTCGATTTATTTGGCATCAGTTACAAATGGAGAAAACAGATACTGCATGATTGCAAAATATGTTGGTGCTGCGATGAGTGGACCGTATCTTATTTTTGTAACACATGATAGTTCTAGCATTTTATTTGGGTGCACCATCGCATTATTTATGTGGCCAGAAACGTACTTTAGGCTAATAAAATATTTAAGCATTGAATATCCGCTTATACACCACTTTCTAATTGATAAAACAAATCATAAATCAAGAAGAAAGGCTGACAATGAAGCGTTTAGTTAAAGACATTGTTATTCACTGCTCAGCCACGCCTAATGGCAAGGATATTCGCGCAAAAGATATTGACGTGATGCATGCCAATCCAAAGATTGGATTTAAGCGTAATAGCCAAGCAAAGCGAAACTTTAATCCAGAATTTGGAAGCATCGGCTATCACTACGTGATTACGGTAGATGGACAGATTGAAACTGGTCGTGGGCTGGAAGAGTTGGGCGCACACGTACAAGGCCGTAATACAGGTTCGATTGGCATTTGTTTAATCGGCACTGATAAATACACACCAGAGCAGTGGGAAACGCTTCGTACCTGCTTGATTAATCTATCATCAATTATCCAAGGCAAGCCGCACGCAACTGTTGAAGGTGCGTTAAATGCTTACAAAGATATGGGAATTTCAATCAAAGGCCACCGAGATTATTCACCAGACCTTAATGGTGACGGTCAAATTACACGTAATGAGTGGGTAAAAGACTGCCCAAATTTCGACGTTTCAGCTTGGGTTAGAGGCGGCATGAAGCCGATTAAGGCCAACCTTTTATGATTGCGTGGACATTAATCAAACTTTTAGCATCGCATGTTGCTGGCTTTGTAATGAAGTATTGGCGAATTATTTTGCCGTTACTGGTGCTTTGGTATTGCTACTCACAATACAGCGCACAGGTGGCTCGTGCTGATAAGGCTGAGCTTGACTTATCCAAGCAAGTGCAACTGCATAAGCAGTTTAAAGACGACATAGCACTAGAAACCATGAAGCGTAGTGCTGAAAACGCAACCAAGTTAGCCGTGGCTAAAAAGGCTCTGCAAGAAAGTGAAAAACAACACGGCGCAGTGATCGCCAAATTTAACCTAGACCGCGAACGTGAAACAAAAAACCTAAGGGCCTACTATGAAAATCGTATTGATAGCACTAAGTTTAACTTTACTGAGCGCATGCGCCTCGAAGCCGAGCGTGTTAGTTCTGGATTGCCAGAAGCTACAAGCGATACCAGCAGATTTACCGAACGTGAACGAGAGTGCTACGCAGGTTATTCTGCGCTAGAAGGTGCGTGCAAGTTAACAACAAATGATTACAACAGATTGCGCGGATGGGCGAATGCTGCATGCGAACAAGTAGGGTGTGAAAAGGAATAGAAATGGCGACAACAACTAATCAGTCATGGACCCCGACAGATGGGATTAATAACTACAACAATATGAGCGCTACGCCTCAGCTTGCAACAACACAAACAGCGCCAGCATCAACAGTGGCAAACGCAGCAAGCGCACCATCAGGCTTAACATCTGCAATTACTAGAGATGTGAACAACAATGAACTGTTAAGCACTCAAGTTAACAAGGTAATCGGTGAGGATTCGCCATTGATGCAACAAGCCGCAGCAAAAGCAAAACAGGCCGCTAATAGCAGGGGCATGTTAAATAGCTCAATGGCGGTTCAGGCTGGGCAGGCTGCGGTAATGGATAGAGCGGTTCCAATCGCTCAATATGACGCTGGTGTAAATAGTAGCGTGCTTAATACTAATCAGGCAAACCAGCAACAATCTAATACTTTTAATGCGAGCCAGACACAGCAAAATAACCAGTTTAATGCTAGCAATGAGCAAGACATTAACAAGTTCAATGCGCAAAATCAGAATCAAACAAATCAGTTCAACGCCTCAGAGCAAAACAAAACAAACATTTTTAATGCAAATGAGCAGAACGTAGTGATTAAGCAGTTCATGGACCAAAGCAACAAGCTTCAATTAGCAGACATTGAGGCGAGTTATAAAACCATACTGCAGTCTGAGGCTTCTGCAGGTTCACTTTACCAGCAGTCAGTGAGAAATATTAGCGACATTTTACAAAACCCAGACCTAACGCCAGAGGCTAAGACAGCGGCAGTGACAAATCAAAATGAATTATTAAAAACAGGATTAAACATACTAGGGAAAATTGGCGGTTTAAACCTCGATGGCCTGCTTACATTCCCAACAGCATGATGAAAGAAATACAGAATTATTTAATCAATGAAGAACACTTAACGGTTGAGCAGGTGAAGCTTGCGTTATTAAAATGGAATGTTGAGCCAATCATTTATCAAGGCGTGCAGATTGGTGAAACGATGATGCAAAACAACGAAATACATTTTGCGCTTAACAAAAGATTTCGCAAAGTGATTGGACGTAAGCAAATGATGCATGAAGTAGTCAATGCATTGTTAGATAAGCATGAGTTCTTGGTAACAAAGCTCTACAAGAACGATAAATACAAAAAACTTATTGAGTTGTTTGGCTTTAAAAAAACACACGAAGATCAGCAACATGAATATTTTTGGCTAGACAAGGACACGAAAAATGATCGCCATTCAAATACCAAATATTGAGTACAAAACTATTACTCATACTCGCCGATTGTCGGTTGAAATGCCATATGCAAGTCCACATAGGGGTGCGCCATATGGTGAAAAAAATGGTCCAGCACTTGGTGTTGCGGCCGCTGTTGGCTCTATATCAGCAGGTATGGCAGCAACAAGTACACTGCTTGGTGGAATTATGATTGCAGGCGGTATCGCAAGTGGTCTTGGTGCAATTACCGGCAATAAAGCATTATCCACAATTGGTGCGGTTGCTGGGCTTGCAGGTTTTGGCGTTGGTGCTTTTACTGGCTTAGAAGGTGGTTTTGTCAATCCGTTTTCAAGCGCAGCAGATGGCACATCTAACTTCTTTAATACAGTATCAGGCGATGCAGTTAAAAGTGTTTTTAGTAACATTAAGTCGGGGCTTGGTATTGGCGATAGCACGATTGCCGCAGGCATTAAAGATACGGCTGGCGTTACAACTAACGCGGCTGACACCTCTGGCATTGGCGGTGCGTTAAGGTCAAGTGGTACAGAGCAATTAACTCATGTGAATGGTGTGCCAGAATCATTCATTGGTCGTGCGGTCGATGGCGTAAAAGATGTTGGAAGTGGCTTATTGGGTACGCTTAACAATAGCCAAGGCGCACTCAGTGCATTAGGTGGCTTGTCAGATGGCTACATGAAGGGTCAAGAGCTTGAGCAGTTGCAGCCACTTACAGATGCAAGAGTTGACCAAACAAACACACAAACTGCGGCACAACAGCAACAGATGGACCTGATTGCTCAGCGCCAAAAAAACTTACAATTCCAACCCAATAGTGCCGCGACTGTTAACCAAGATCAGAACGTTTATAACAGACAGCCTGGCACTAATACACCAGGGAAAATAGCCGTGTCGATTGAAGGTGAAGTGAAATACGTTACACCAGAAGAATACAATCAAATTCAGCAAGCTAAATCTGGTGCAGGCATGCTTTCACAAATGGGAGGTGCGTAATGGACCAGAAACAATTTAACGCAAAGCCAGCGGCAATTGCCGAGGATATGGCCGCAAGTGTACCTAAAGAGTTTCAAGAAGCTTTTGCGCGTGTAGTTAAGGCTGGGATGAAGGTGATATTCTCAGAGGAAACGCACGAAGATATTATTCAAATGCTAAATAAAAGTGAAGGTGATATTGGCGAAATGCTTGGTTCGCAAATTGCGAGCTTAATGGCGATGCTTTACCAAAAAAGCAACCAGACAATGCCAGGCGAAGTGATTGTACCTGCTGGAACATATCTACTTGCACAGGCTGCAGAGTTTTTAGAAACGGTGACAGAGGAAGAAATGGCACCAGAGATTATTGCGCAAGCAATGCAAACAATGATCGATTCTTTAATGCGCGGTTTTGGTGTTGATCCACAACAGTTTGGGCAAATATCGGAACAAGCTTTATCACAGTATCAGGGAGCAGAATAATGTCTGGCTTATTAGGTTTTATGGCAGCAGGCGCGGCTAAAGGATATTCAGAGGGGCGAGGCCGTGATCTGGCTCAGAAGCAAGAGTTTGATTTAAAGACGGCGTTGCTTGATGCACAGATGGATAAAGAGCTTCGATTAAAAGAAGCTGGCTATGCGATGGAGGATAAACGCGCCGCCGCCGAAATTGAGCGCAATAAAGCATATATGGCTGACGTTGAGGAAACGACTAAAACTCCTGAATCAGTCATTAATAAATACACGGATGAAAAAGGCCAAGAGCAGATGGTTAAATCTGGCGGTGATGAAGTTAAAACTACACGCAAGGCAACCATGCAAGATGGCTTCGAGCGTGCCATGAAAGGCGGTGACTTTAAATCTGCTGAAACATTTGCAAAGATGGTACCAAAAGGCAAAGACTTTGAAAGCATTAAGCTTGAAGATGGTTCTGTCATGGCGTTTGATAAATCTAATGGCACAGCAAAAATAGTGCTGGAAGGTGGCCAAAAAGTTGATGTGCCAAAAAGTGAGCTTGAATTAGCATGGCGCATGGCTGATGGCGATGCAGAAAAAGCGGCCAACATATTGGTTAGCCAAAAAGCTAAGGTAAGTGCAGCAGGACGTGCTCCGCAAAAACAAAGTGATGACGATCAATCTTTTGCAGACTGGAAAAGAAAGCCAGAAAACAAAGGCAAAGGCCGTGATGATTACAGCCGAGAAAAGGCTTCATGGGGTAAGGACGATAATGAAGTTATAACTATCGCAAAAACATATTATGATAAAGATGGCAATGAAATTAGAGAAACAAAGAAAGGCAAGGTGCCAGAGAAATCAAATGGCGCTCTAAGCAAAGATAAGAGCGGTAACTACACGTATAACCGATAGTGCTTTTCTGGTAACACAAGTGGGGTTGGATAGAATTATCCAACCCTTTATTGTTTCTGGATAATCAGCATGGCTAACGTAGTATATCGCGGTAAATCAATCACATTCCCAGGCGGCATGAGCGAGGCAGAAATATCGCAAGCAATGCCTTCAATCGCGGATCAGATAGATGCGGATTTTGCACAAGCGCCACAGCCGGAATCGCCTAAGCCTCAATCATTCCTATCTCAAGTAAAAGACGATATTGTTAAAGCTATTACACCAAATAGCAAATACAAGTCAGTTGTTGATGGCATGGATGGAAAGGTTATTGATGATCGCCGTGCCATTGAGCGCAAAGGCGCACCAGTCACGGACCAAACTTTCAATAAAGTTAAGTCTTCCTACGAAAATGCAACACCACAAAAAAGAGCAGAACTTTCCAATCGCAAAGATTGGCTAGGCAATGTCGCATCAGAGGTAGATAAACAATATCAAGAAATTAAAGAAGATGGCATTGGTGATAATCGCAAAGAAGCGAAAATTAACAAAGTCATGAAGAACTCAAATGCTGACTTTAACACAGCTAAAAACATGGTTGAGCAAGGCGAGGACGGAAACGACATTGCGACCATAGCAAACGGCTTGCCACAGAGAGAGGTCGTTGATTACGCACTTGATACCGTAAGGGCAGTAGCTAAGATCGCCCCGACAACAGGGAAGATGGCAACAGATATTTTAGGGTTAGGCACGAATTACATCCCAGTAGTGGGTGACATGATTATGTCGATGGGTGAAGGCTTCGATGATGCCATTAAGTACCAGACAGATAAGCAGTCGCCAGAGTTGCGCCAGAAGTCTATTGAGCTACAAAACATTGTAAAAAATGGTACAGGCATTCAACTAACAGAGTTTTTAACTGCAAACCCATCTGTTTTATCTGATGTTGCAATCCCTTCACTTGGCTTTATGTTAGCAAGTGGTGGCGTTGGTGCAGGCGTGACTAAACTAGCCAGTGAAAAGGCAGCAGCGAACTTAACTGCTAAATATGCTGGGCGTAATGCAGAGTCAATCAAAACGCTAGCTGCAAGGTATGGCCGTGAAAAAGGCACACAAGCCGCTATTGCCATGAACGTTGGTGTAAACGCAGGCGGCGCATTTAGCGAGGCAGAAGGTGACGCACGCACTAAATACACGGCAGCGGCAATTGCTGGTATTACTACGCTACTAGGCAATAAGATTACTAAGGGCGGTGCGGAAGGCGTAATTGCCAGAGGGAATAGTGGCGTTTCATCATCAGTAAATCGCCTTGCTAATGCAGCAAAAACTGCAGGTAAAGAATCTTTGCAAGAATATGTTGAAGGTGGTGGCCAAGGATTAGGCGTACAAACTGGCGAATACGCATTTGGCAATCGAGAAGAAATAGACTTTGGACAAATCAACAGACAAGGGTTATTAGAAGCGGCAGCAGCAGGCGTGCCAGGTGCAGTTGTCGGCGCGTTGCAAGGTGCTGGATCTTTTAAGCAAGTTACTTCAAATGTCCGTGTTGATGGTAACACTCAAGGCGACATTGACGCTGAAACACTACAAGTTGAGTTTGACGCTAAACAAGCCGAGGCAGATACAGCGCTTGCCAATATTACCAATCCCGATGCAAGTATTGATGACGCTATTGCGCTTGCTGAAAAAGCAATTGATATACCCGTGCCACAAACAGGCTTGTTAAATTCAATCAGTGATGATGCCTTACTTGCAGAAGTGCAAAGCGCCACAGAAGCCATACCAGCAAGCGATATTTTAGGGGATGAGAATGTCAGCGATACGACTAATGCCACTACCGAGCTGGCTAACGAAACCATTACAGGCTCAAGTGATAACATACAAGGAAGCTTGGGAGATTTACCTAATCAGCTTGCAGGACGGAGCGATACAGGACCAATTGATAACTCTACCGAAGCATCTGCACAAGGCAGCGGAAGCGATCAACTTAATGGAAATGGAATACAAGGGAACGATGCAATAGCTATACTTAATGGCGAAGATGCAGTATCACGTCCATTCGCCCAAGCCACAGACGACTTCTTGCCGAAGATGCGCAGCATGACCACTGATGCAAAAGTCATTAGCCAAATTGATGAAGAGTTGAAGTTACGTGGCATTACTAATGTCGATAGCGTAAACACAACAGCGGAACGTGTCGATGAAAAGGTAAAAGGCGTACATGTTGGTGAGAAAATTAACAAAGAGTGGACCGCATTCAGTCCTGAATCTGGCACGCTAAACATTCCACGCTCAGAAATGCCGCAAGTAAAAGCAGAGCACCGTGGCGCGATGGTTAACTTTTTGAATGCTAGAGGCGTGGACCACACGCAAGAAACGGTACCAGCATCATCACTTAAACCAACACAGCAAGAGTTTTCAGAAGCCAAGGTTAAGAAGGCAAGCAAGTATGCAGGCGGTGACCGTTCAATCTTGGTTTCATCTGACAACCATGTGTTAGACGGCCATCATCAATGGCTATCTAAATTAAACAAAGGCGGCGATGTTGATGTAATCCGTTTGAATGCGCCTATTGCTCAGTTGCTTGATGATGTTAAAGAATTCCCAAGCTCAACCGTTGAGAGTGGTGCTACAACATCTAAAGTACAAAAGCCAAAATCACCTAAACAATACAAACCTAAGACGCTACTAGCAACCCTACGTGACATTGGCGGCATTAAGCTATCTGAAAAACAAGATGTTACAGGCGAAGTAAAAGGCTTTGCGCCTGGTGGATATAACCAAGTATTCAAACAAGCATCTAACCGTTCACTCAAGGGCTTGATTGAATCAGGTGATTTAGTCGATTACCTACCATACAACATGCGCCTTGAATCTAACGGCGCTAATGATGATGCTTTTGATTCAACAGAGGCGTATGATTACCTTTCGGAAAAAATACGAAACGGTGAATCAGTATTGCCGTATGCAGTTGTTGAAGAGGCTCAAGCGAATCAATACTACCAAGACGCAGGAGCAACAGCTGAAAGCGATGTTCAAGAGGCGGCAGAACTATTAACAGAGGATGAAATCAATGAGCAACTCAGACAAGCCACAAACGAGGAAAGAGAAACTGCTACAGAGGCTCGCGTCATTAACACCGAGCGCGAGAATGGCGATACTGGAAGCGGCGAAAGAAGTACAACAACAACGCAAACTAACGCCAGTCAGCAAGCGGAAGTAACAGACAGTAAAACCGACCTACTAGGCGACAATACTACCGCCAAACAAGCCGTTGCTGATGCCGAGCGTGCAAAAGACGCTAAGCGCAATTCAGGCAATGACAATCAAGATACATTCACTCTAACTGGTTCAAACAGTGAAGCAGATCAGGCCGCAGCAGCCGGGGCGCAAGATTTGTTCTCAGCGCCAATCAAGCAACAGTCAAATACAGAAGCTAGCACTGGCGAGGATGTTGCAGAAAATACAGCCAATCAATCAAGCAACGGTCAAGCAAATGACGAAGTAGCCAAAGCCGCAGAAGCGCTCACCGCCGCAGGCGTTAAAGGCAAGGAAAAGCTAGACACCATTAAAGATGTGCGCGAAGGTAAAGTCACGGCTGATGAGGTGGCTGATGCTTATGGTGCCCCAAACGAAGCGGCAGAAGAGGATGTGGCAGATCAAGCGCCAGTAGGCCGCATTGATGACTTCGGCGAGAAGCTAGAAGGCGCTAAAAAAGACCTTTGGAAAAACTATCAGAAAGCCATGGGCGATGAATTGCCTGCTGATGCCAAAGACATTACTTTATCTAAACACTTTCCTGAACCTGACTACGATAACCTAATTGCTAGTGGCATGGATATTAAAGCCATTGCTGCAATCAAAGCGATGCGAGATGAAATTCCTAGCAAACCTAAAATGCCAAGCAAGGTACGTAGATGGGTAAGTGAGCTTACTGCTTTGCGCGAGTTTTCAAATGGACTAATCAACGGAAGCAAAAGCATTGATGATGTATTAGGTATATTAAGCGCGAGCAATGTAAATAATAAATTTGCCGACAGAATCAATCTGTATGGTGAAATTGGGTATCCAGCGTTTAAGTCTGCCAAAGGCTACAAAATTACTGGTGGATGGACTTCATTTGATAAAGGCGTTGCAGAAGCAGGCAAGAAAACTGCGCTAGAGTTTCCAAATGGCAAGCGTGAATATTTCAATGACCGACAAAGTGCCGTAGATGCATTACGCATTAAGCTTGAAGTTGCACCAGAAGGTACAGAACGTAAAACGAAATTGGACGTTTATCGAGTTACCGCCACTGGCGATTTAGTCATTGGTAAAAAGGTCGCATCAAATAAATATATTGACCTTAAAGGTGGGTTTAAATCACCTAAAGAGGCGTTCCAATATTATGCAGACAATGAGGCTGAGTTGTTGCAGTTGCTTGAGCAACGTAAAAACGTGCGCCCAGAGCGCAGAAGTACAAACAACCCTCGCGTTGGAATTGACTATCGCTTAGGACAAGATGTAACACCTGAGAAGTTTGCCGCAGAGTTTGGCTTTAGAGGGGTACAGTTTGGTAACTATGTAGAGCAATCACGCCGACCAAGAGATTTAAACAATGCTTATGACGCATTGCTTGATCTTGCGAACATTATTGGCGTACCGCCTCGCGCTATCTCATTAAACGGCACTTTAGGCTTGGCTTTTGGTGCGCGTGGCAAAGGTGGGAAAAATCCAGCAGCAGCGCATTTTGAACGTGGTGAAGTGGTGATTAACCTCACTAAAGTGAATGGGTTTGGTAGCTTGGGCCATGAGTGGTTTCATGCCATGGACAATTACTTTTCAAAAGCCCGTGGTGACAATGAATACCTAACACAGAAGCCACAACAAAAGCGTACATACAAAGCAGGGCAGGGCTTTGAGCTGGATGAATCTATCAGGCCAGAAGTGCTAAGTGCATTTAAGAATCTGATGGATGCTATTCGCAAATCAGACTATTACACACGCTCATCTAAAATTGACAATACGCGCACCAATGATTATTGGAGTACCGCAGAAGAGTTGGCTGCGAGAGCGTTTGAAGCATATTTAATTGCTAAGTCTAAAGACGCTGGAAGATCTAATGACTATTTAGCCAACATTGAAGATGAGGACGTTTACGAGATTGCTAACCAAGCAGCTAAAGATTTTGGCGCATTTGAAGATCCATACCCATATCCAACAAGAGCAGAGCAAGCGGAAATAAATCCATTGTTCGATGCGTTGTTTGGCGAGTTAAAAACCAAAGAAACCGACAGTGGCAACGTGGTGATGTTTAGCCGTAGTAATGCCACCCCATACCGTGGCATGGACAAAGAAAAAGCACAATCAATTATTGATGAGTTGCAGAAGTCACACAAAGGCATACCTAAGGTAAAGTTAGTTGACCATCATTCTAAACTGCCAATTCCTTCAAGCATTATTGAGGAAATTAACGGAAGCGAACAACTACTCATTGAGCGCTTAGAGTTGGTCACTCAGTTACCTAGCGAACAAAACATTCAGGCCGCATTGAGCGTAAGAATCAATGACGTGGAAGGCCTATATTCAAATGGTGAAATATGGATTAATACCAATGCCATTAACAGTGAGGAGCGCTTAAGAGAAGTGTTTGCGCATGAAGCAATCGGGCATATGTCGGTTGAGAGCATGCTGAATGAAGTTGATAAAACTTTATTCCCTAAATTGCTAACGCAAGTTAAAACATTAAATAAAGCAGGCAATAAGTACATTCGCGGCATTTGGGATGATGTTAAACAATCGCAGCCGGATATTGACGATACCGCAATGGCTGGTGAAGTTTTAGCTTTTATCGCTGAGCGTGGCGACCAAGATGTTGAAATGTCACCTGTTGTTAGGTCAATATGGCAGCGCTTAATTGATGGCATCAAGGCATTCGCAAAACTGGTATTCAATGTTGAGATGACTGATGTTGATGTTAGAGATATTGTTTCAATGGCTTCACGCTATGCTAAGGGCGAGGATGTTGTTAGCCTTATCTCAAGCAATAATATGTATTACAGCCGCAACAACCGCGTACCATCAAAAGCAGAAGGCGACACATTCCTAACCGCTGCGCTTGAGTTCACTGCTAGAAACGAAGATTTCTTTGAGAACGCCCCATCTGATGCAAAAGATATAGCTGATATTGCCAGCGATATGAACACGCAATTCCGTGTTGAACCATTTGGTAAGTCACAAACAAAACTAGATGGCGCTGATACCGCTTGGGAGGTGTTTTTACCAAACGCTAAATATCGCTCAGCCGTTATCTATGAAAAGGGCAATGAGGTTTGGATTAACGTATCTCGCTTACGTTCAGGCGCAGATATTGGTAGCCGTATTTATTCACTGGCCGCAGCTTATGCATACAACAATGACAAGGTGTTTATTGGTGATCCGCTTGGTTTAACCGCCAAGGCTTTCTACCGCCGTGCAGAGAATATGCTGTCTAGTGCATTGAAGTACGGAACTACTAAGCACATTGCGCCTCATGTGGCTCAAACAGACCCAGATTTGTACTATTCATTCGATGAAAAAACAAAAGAATTTGGCGAATCAGTGCGTAAAATCAACTGGAAAACAGGTGACGATGCACACAACATTAAAGAACTGATTTATACTGTTTATCACGGTGCAATTACTAATTTACCAGAACTTAAAAATGTCATCTTTGACCCAACAACACAAGACTTTACAACCATCAATGGTGAGCAATTCACCAATGATGATTTTGAGCGCGTGTTATCCGACTATTACGCCAGAACAGATGGCGACAGTGGATCACGAATTGTTGATGGAAGTTCACAAGATGCTACCGTCAACGCCACTGAAACGAGCAATCCTTATCGCGCAGGAATCCGCACGGCAAAGAGAGCAGCTTTCTACAATACCTTTCTACGCGAAAAGAGCCGCGAAAGAAGGAGTGAAATACTGGGCACGTATGTGCGCGAGTTACAGAATCGCGGACTGGCAGACAGCTTAAGAGGCACGTTCTACTCACGCAGCACGCCTCAAACTGAAACACCACAATTCAAAGCATGGTTCGGCAACAACGGCGACTTCAACCCTACTAATCCTGATATTCGTTTTAGTCGCACTTCATCGCAAGGCAATTTAAACAACGAAATACCAGCCGAAACCACAGCGCAAAAGATTCAACGTATAGGCCAAGATAAGTTTAACCGTTTTAAAGTTTTGCAAGATTTTCTAGTTGAAAAAGGCTTGGAATTAGACGAAGCCGCAGACGTTTACTTAGCGGAAACGCTCATGAGTGGGCGTATATCTACCCGTAAAGAGGACTTTAGAGAAGGCCAAGTAGAGCCGTTAATCAAGCGCACACAAGCGGCTGATTTAAGCATGGAACAAATAGGCGATTTTCTAAAAGCGCAACATGCGCCAGAGGCAAACAAACGCGCTAGACAGTTGCAGAACAGAGAAGATGCAACTGCATTTGGCGTAAGCGATGCAGAAGCGCAAGACGCAATGGACGCTTTTAAAGAGTTGCCAAACTTTGTGGAATTGAAAAGCATCGCTAACGATTGGCGCAAAATTACCGAGCAAACTAAAAAAATAAAAATCGATTCTGGGTTATTGACTCCCGAACTGGTGGCGGCTTGGGAAAGCGCTTATGAAATGTATGTGCCAGTTAAGGGCGGTGACGATGCTGGCACGACCACCGGCACTGGACAAGGCTTAAATGTTCGTGTTAGAAACAAACAACGTCTAGGCCATGGGTTGCGCGATGAAGCGATTATTGAAAATATTTTGCGCGATCACGAATCAGCTATTACATTGGACGAAAAAAACCGTGTAGGAAAAGCATTAATTCGCTTTGCATTAGCGGCCAAAAACGATGACATTATCACGATTGATAAGCCCGTTAAGCGCCAAGTATTAAAGCAAGGAGAAACAGCTTATGTGGTGGCTAATAAAGGTATTGATACCGCCACATTCGCCACGCGAAAAGAAGCCGAGCTGTACATTCAATCACAAGTAGCGTTTGGCCAAACTAAATCAAACTTTAGCGTTGATCAAACAAAAGACCCTGTGCGCGTGATGTTACAAGCGTCACCACAATTAGCTGATAACGAAGTGACGGTTTACGTGGGGGGGCATGCGATACGCTTGCAAATTAATGACGAGATTGCAGCGCGTGAATATAAAAACATGGGCGTTGAGCATTTGAATGCCATATTTTCGGCAGGCCGTGAAGTGAATAACTGGCTATCAAAAGCCTATACTGGTTACAGCCCAGACTTTATTTTTACCAACCCGATTCGTGACTCGATTCAAGGCGCGATTACATTAACAGGCAATTTAGGTGGCGTAACTACTGCAAAAATATTTGCTAACTATCCAACGGCTGTTAAAGAGTTGGTTAAGCACTTTAAAAATAAAGGTTCATCTGCTTTAGTTAATGAATATCGAGCACAAGGCGGCTCTACAGGTGGCGCATATCTAAGTGATTTAGAGCGTATAGGCAATGATATTCAATCTAGCTACAATGAGTATCAAGGGGCTTTAGCGACTTATAAATCGGTTTATGAGAAAAATATTGCTAACGGTAAAAGTGCAAAAGCAGCACATACAATGGCGAGTTTAAAAGCGGGTTCAGCAGGCTTTAAAAAGATACCGATTATTGGGCACTTTTTGAAACTGATGGAAAGTATTAACGCCATTACTGAAAACGCTTTACGTGTAGCGACTTATAAAACATTAACCGAAAACGGCATAAGCAAGGGCAGGTCTGCGGCACAAGCAAAAAACTTGATGAACTTCAACCGTAAAGGTGAGCAATCAAACGCAGCAGGTGCGCTCTACCTGTTCTTTAATCCAGCCGTACAAGGCACTAAGTTAATTCAAGAAGCATTAATGGAATCACCATACAAACGCCAAGCTCAAGCGCTTGCTGGCGGCATGACGGCTATGGCCTTCACAATGGCAATGATGGCGCTGAATGGCGATGATGAAGATAAAGATAAGTGGAATAAAACGCCAGACTATATCAAGGACGGTAACATTGTGTTTGATATGTTCGGCACGCAATTTACATTGACGCTGCCTTATGGCTACCGTGTATTTTGGTCTTTAGGTAATGTCATGGCAGATGCTACGCAAGATGGCGCTAACTATGGCAAGCTTGGCAATCGTGTTGCATCTAGTTTGTTTGCAAACTTCTCGCCAGTTGGGAACCCAATGGAAGGCGAAAATGGTTTATTCCAGCTACTGCCAACATTACCAAAGATGGCGTTAGCACCAGGCGTAAATGAGGATAGCTTTGGTCGACCAATAACACCTAAAAAATGGAACCCTGCCACGCCAGATTCACAGTTAATGAATCGAGGTACGCAGGGTAGTTTATATGATGGCGTATCTGAAAAGCTTAATAGCTTTACAGGTGGCAGTAATTTTAAATCTGGAGTGGTGGACGTATCGCCAGAAACATTAAAATTCTGGGTTAAATCTCTAACGGGTGGCGCGGGGCAGTTCGCTTTTGATTCTGCAAATATCGTTAAACAGGGGGCGCAAGGGGTATCTCCGCAGAACCTTAAAGACATTCCAATAGCACGTAAGTTTGCACGCGAAACAGGCGTAACAGATTCACGTTCCGCTTTCTGGGAAAGAAAAAATGAAGCAGATATGGCTGCAGATCAATTAGCTTTGGCAAAAAAAGCACACGATACAGCGGCTATTGCTGATTTTATAAATGAAAATGGCATGCTGATTAAAATGTCAAAAATGTCTGATAGGATGTTGAAAATGGCTAACGGTAAGCGTGATGCTATTGGCGCTATCAAGCTTAATGAAAACTTAACGCTTAGTGAAAAAATTAAAATGATTAATGAGCTTGAAGATGAAGAGAAAAAAATTTACGATAAATACATCAATATATTTGATAAGCAATCAAATTAATTAGTGGTAAACTTTAATCATGAAAACTAAATGGGAAATTTGGAAAATAATAGAGCATTGGCTTGTTATTTTTTTGTTCTTGTTATTCACAGTAGGCGCTTATATTTGGCATCGAATTGACATGATGTAGTATGCGCTATGCAAAAGAGTTTGCGGCTCAATTGCATAGCTAACCACCATTAACCTGTTGAGAGGCAATCATGGCTGAAATAGATATTACCAGATTTTCAAATCACATAGACCCTGACACTGTTCAACGCTTTATTAAATACATTCACGTAGATTCAAATACAAACGCTTGGCTTTGGAAGGGTGGAAAAACTGGCAATGGATATGGTGGATTTTGGTATAAAGGCAAAACTGTATCTGCACACAGATTTGCATACGAACTTATCAATGGGCCTATAGATGGCGAATTGCATGTTTGCCATAAGCATGAAGAACTTGGACGACATAACATAAATCCAGATCACCTTTTCTTGGGTGATAGCGCAGCAAATATGCATGATGCGTCTGTTAAAGGCAGATTGCCAGACGGCGTTAAAAATATAAATGCCAAGCTTACAGAAAAACAAGTTACTGAAATTAGAAATTTAAAATTGACTAACAGAGAGCTTTCGTCAATGTATGGAGTTTCAAAAGTAAAAATAAGCCATATAAAACGTAACCAGTCATGGCAAAAGCTTGGCAATGTCCAGCCAGTAACTATTCATTCGCTAAGAAACAAAACTGGATATAGAGGAGTTAGGATAAATGATAATCCTAAAATGAGAACATTGACTTATAGAGCGGCAATCACTATCACCAAAAACGGCATTAAGAATGTGATTGATTTAGGTAGCTACAAAGACCCGATTCAAGCCGCCAAAGCTTTTGATGAAGCCGCAATACTTTACAGAGGTAAAGACGCAAAAACTAATTTTAGTTACTAGCGCAAGCATGCACCAAAGAGAAAACACAATCACTTTATCCATGCGATATAATAATCTCATTGGTTGAGTGTGTGTATTTATTTGCATAAAAATGGTTTATAGTTAATTCATAGGTTAATTTATGGCGAAATAAAGCGCTTTAAAATAATCGAGGTGCTCGAAGTTGCACTCGTACCATTAATTTTATTCTAACAATTAATCTAACTACTACCTCTGTAAGAACTACCAAATAAGGATGTACGTTTCTCTCCTTTCGCACCAAAAAGCATTAAAATCAATCCTGTTGATTTTAATGCTTTTTTTTTGCTAATTTTTTAATGTACTTTAGTGAGATGTTCAAGCGAGTAGGCTTGTTTGCTAAATTCGTGAGCATTAAGAAATGCTCATGTCTCACATAGTGAGAGCGAAAAGAGTGCTAGGTGTTCTACCTAACCTGCAACAATTTAGTTTGTGCGTGTTGATTGACGTGGTCTAATTTACTTTATTAGCTGAGGGATAAGCCGTTATATGGTAGTGAGATTTCAACACAAAATCCCTGAGGTGTGATGTTTTTCGCAATCACCTGCCCACTATGAGCCTCAATCACTTGTTTGGTAATCGCCAATCCAACACCGTGACCAACTGTCTGGCTACCAGAACTACCCCTAACAAACGGTTTGAATATATCTTCTAACTCGAGCGCATCGACTCCAGCACCTTGATCTGTTACCGTAATTTTAATTTTCTGATTGTCGTTATGTTTGCTGCAATCGATATTAATCACACTATTATCAGGACCATATTTAATCGCGTTGCGAACTACATTCTCAATCGCGCGGTACAGTAAATCAGGCTGCCCTTGTAATAGGTGGTTTTGATCTAGAGACATCTTTAATTTCATGTTCTTTGATTCAGCTTCAAATTGCGCATCTTCAATAATGTTATGCATCAGTTGCTTTAATTCAAGCGTTTCTTTTTTAACTTGAACAGCACCAGAT